TGCTCCGACGCCTGATAATCCGCTCGGTGCATTCAAACCTATTGAGGAGGTGGCGCATACGGGGGAGGGGACTCAGGCATTTGCCTTCGGCCACTATCTGGGAGGTAAGCATGGGACATCTGAGACCTATATGCAAGCCGGGATGGATACCACCCCAAGAATTAAGCTAGATGGCCAAGAGCACACTTTTAGTAGAAAAGATGGTCAAAGCGATCCTATTCAGAATTACGGTCTAGGTGCGCTGCAAGAACATATGGGAGACCATACGAAGGCCATCAAGGATCTGAGAGAAGAAGCGAGGTTTCTTTACAACAGGGGGACCAACAAGGCTAACAGGGGCGGCGATGCTGGGAAAATGGATCTGGAAGATGCCAAGAGCAACTTGCAGGCAGCTAAATGGATCGAGGAAAACCACCATCGAGTGGAGATCACTCCGCCACCCCCAGGCCACATGTATCAGGTGGCAGCGAAGCCAGACGAGCACGAGCTGCTGCATTGGGACAAGACGCTGGCAGAGCAACATCCGGACACTCGGGCTAAGCTGGAAGATGTGATCGACAAGACTCACTCAACCATTGGAGTTCCGCTGAGAAAGGTGGATGAAACCTACCCGGGGCATATTGATGGCCTACGAGGGGAAGAACTGTATAATATGGTAGCCAAACATCTGGGTAGTCCAGTAGCGGCCTCGAAGGCTTTTGATGCTGCGGGTATTCCAGGAGTCAAATTCAAGGATGCTGGTAGTCGGCACCTGGCGAATGACCATCCAGATGCGACACATAACTATGTGATCTTCCATCATGGCAATCTCAAAGTCATCGACCGAGATTACAAACGACATGGAAAGACTAAGGTCGAAGATGAGCCTTGGAAGAAGGACCCCTCAGTGCTATGAAACAGCAACGGCCCTCTCAACATGCTCATTTCATGGTCAAAGAGACAGCGGAAGCCATGTGTCATGAGCTATACGACCATATGATGCAGGATAATATCTGGTATCAGATGTGGAAGATCCAAAATCCGGAGCTGGATAGCAAGGCGCTGGAAGAGCGCTTTATAGCCAAGAACCTCTCCACCCTGCTGCCACAGGCTCGAGCCGTCCTTGCGGGGATGTTACGATCAGGGTTGGATGAGGATTTGAAAGAAAAGATACATGCGGCTCTAGTGCTTGATGCAACGCTCATTCGTGGGCGGGTGAACTAATCGGGGCCAAGGGCCTCTTGTCCATGGAGAAATCAAATGCGTTTTCGCGGGTTAGGGGAGCCGGACGTAGCCTGGAATTGGATGTCTGAGAGTGGGGCCGGGTCTGGTGGTGATCCGGGGACTAGTTCGACGTCTGATGGCGAGTCTGGCGACCCTGGCAGCGCCGGGGAAGGGGGAGTGGACACCCCTGCCTCTGGCGGAGAGGGGGCGGGTGGAGAAGGAGGCGCGGCCGGTTCGTCGCCGACTTCACCCGCTGCCTCGGCTAAAACCGAAGCTGACTGGCGAGACAAGCGGATTGCGACGCTTACGCGGAGGCTGAGAGAAGCCCAAGAGAAAGGGCAACAGCCAGCGCCAGACTGGACTCCACCGGGACAACTGTCACAGGCGGATGTTGATCGACTGGCGGAGCAGAAGGCCCGCGAGCTATCAGTCATCCATGACTTCAATCGCCGCTGTGATGAAGTCGCGCTGGCAGGTCGAAGGACCTTCGGGGATCAGGCTTTCAATGGTCAGATCGCGAACCTGCAAAAGGTGATCGACCAGGACGATCCGGTATCGGTGCAGAGCTATAATTCGTTCCTGATGGCTGCAATCGAGACTGGAGATGCCCCAAAGCTGCTTCATGCTTTGGGGTCCAATCTCGATGAGGCTCAGCGGATCATGGCTTTACCGCCTACCAGAATGGCCGTCGAATTGACCAAGCTGGCGATGGGGCCGGAGCAGCAAGTTAGTGGCGCACCTCGACCCCTTACACCAGTGGGTGGACGAGGCGCAGCCCATGAACTGATCCAGCCGGATGATGCTGATCGAGCGGATCATCTTGGGACCTCCGAGTGGATGCGACGGAGAGAGAAGCAGATTGAAGAGCGGATGAAGGCGAGAGCTCAGCGTTAACAGAAGGAATGTCCACAATGCACAGCAGCACCTTTGATTATCTCAAGCCGACAGATCGCCAGATGGAGGTCATGGGCACAGTTCGTGGCCTGTTTAAGATATTTACATCCAATCTGGATGACCGTATTCCAGACGGTCCAGACAAGACCTACCTGATGCGCCAGTTGCGAGACTGTGCTATGTGGGCCAATATCGCCATCACCCGGCTGCCAGATGGCAGCCCGAGAACTGAATGATGCTTCGCAGGCGAGGTTTGCTAGCTGGTCTGGCTGGCCTGTTTGTAGCTCCGGCGGTTATCACGACGCCGGGGCTGCTAATGCCAGTGTCTGTTAAGGCTTTCCCGACTTACGGCCCCAATGGCGGGAAGCTGACACTGGACATGATCGCTGAATATTTCAACCGGAGTATCCGAGCGTATAAAGAGATCGAGGCTCAGTTTGGTGGCAATGAGCAGTCGAATGTGGATATGCTGTTCGATTATCGGGACCTGACGCTATCGTTGCAGGATTTTGCAGGTCGGTATATCCATCCAGCGACAACTGCTTTGGTAAATCATATTGAGCGTCGGGGTGGTCGACTGGCAAAAGGAGCCTCGATTGAAATGCCTCGGACGTTTAGTGGGATTGAGGCGGTACTGGCTAACATGGGTGGAGTAGAAGTTCGGGCCATACGGGGGTATGATATCGGCACGGACTCACTGAGGCTTCGCCTGGACGTGAGACACTCGTAGGGGGCCTAGCCCCCGAGGCTTCTGGGAGCCTTAAACCCTGGCAGGCTACTGGGTGCCTCAAACCCTGCTGGCTTCGGATGGCCATAATATCCTGGGTGGACTTAAACAAGAGCTTGGTCCAGCTCATTTCTGAGCCCTAAGGGCTCCCCAGGAGAAATGTGTCATGCCCAATAGCTTGCTCACGATCAATATGCTGACTCGAGAGGCCGTTCGCCTCTGGAAGAACTCCAATGCTTTCATCCAGAACGTGGACATGCAGTATGACGATAGTTTCGCCGTGGTTGGGGCGAAAATTGGTTCAACGCTGCGTATTCGACTGCCTAACGACTTTACAGTTACGACAGGCCCTGCACTTAGCGTGCAAGATACGGCAGAGCAATCGACGACGCTGGTCCTCGCGACGCAGAAGCACGTCGATGTCGCTTACAGCACGGCAGATCGCACCCTCTCGCTGGATGATTACAGTCGTCGCGTGTTGGCCCCGATGGTCAACAACCTCGCAGGCGCCGTGGCTGTCGATATCATGGCTGGCTCGGAGGGCGGTATCTGTAACTTCGTTGCGAACCAGGATGCCGGGTTCAATATCCTCAACCCGATTGCTTCAACGTATCTTAACGCTGGGGCGCAGTTGGATATGAACTCAGCGCCGATCGCCAACCGGAAGATCGTCAACTCGCCGATCACCGAGGCCCGAGTGGTCAGCAGCCTGACTGGCCTCCTGAACCCGCAGCCTGAGATCAGTCGTCAGTATGTCACTGGGCGTATGTATGATGCGCTGGGTTTCATCTGGATGAAAGACCAGACGGCCATCACGCACACGAACGGTGCACTGGCTCAGGCGTCTGCCACAGTCAATGGTGCCAATCAGACTGGTATGAACATTACTGTGAATGCCCTGGCGGCGGGTATCAACCAGGGGGACATCCTGACGATTGCTGGGGTGTATGCAGTCAACCGCATCACCAAGCAAAGCACTGGAATGTTGCAGCAGTTTTCTGCTACGGCCTCAGTGCCAGCAGGTGGCACTAGCATCCCGCTCTATCCGGCGATCATTCCTCCGGTGGGTGGACAGCCGGTGCAATACCAGACCGTGACTGCCAGCCCGGTCAACGGTGCTGCGGTCAATCCGACCAACGGTATGGCAGCCAGCACGACCTACCGCAAGAACTTTGCCTATGCTCCTGAGGCCGTGACGCTGGCGACCGCGGATCTCGAGATGCCCAAGAACGTCCATGAGGCTGCTCGTGAGGCGTTCGATGGGGTGAGCATGAGGATGGTCACTGACTACTTCATCGGCACCGATCAGCTCATCACCCGACTGGACGTCCTCTATGGCTATCTCTGGATCCGGCCGGAGTGGGCTTGTGTCGTAGCAGACATCATCTGAGGAGTTGCGTGGCATGGAACTCCAGCTGGAAAAGCTGAAGGCAAAGCATCAGGCGGATCACTTCGCATCCTTGCAGGACGTGGAGATGGTTCGTCAGGCTTTGCTGTCGATAGACATTGGCCTTAATTTTCTCTCTCGCTTGGGCCATCGCTATCATCTGGAGCCCGGTCCAGCCCCTGAGGTCGATGACTGGCCGAAGGTAATGTTCCATGTCGAAGCAGCTCCGAATGGCCGGGTGGTCAACGGCCCCACCGAGGCCCGTGAACTCGGGTCTGACTGGTTCTTTACCCTGCAAGAGGCACAACATGCTGAAGGCATGAGGGCGCAGTTTGCGGGGCGAGGAGGGATCGGGGACAGAAGTGTCCCTATGATCTTGGGGCAAGTTGGCGTTCAGCCGGAGAAGCCGCTGGAGCCTAAAGATAACTCAGCGGTTATCACCGCCTGGAAGAAAGAGAACGGGCACGGGGGCAAAGCCCCCACAGCAGAAGGGGCCTGAAAAATGGTAATGAGCGTTGATGAAGTCCGGACTAAGGTCCTGGAGAAACACGCTGGAACACCCCAGCGGTATGGGCTGGCAGAGGTCTTTCTGGATGAGCTCGAGCGGGCTTTGGCAGGTCTGGCGTCGATTGGTGAGAACATTGGGCTGGAATTTGGGGCCACACCAGCGGCCATTCAGTTCCCGAAGATGCTCTATCATGCGAAGGAAGTTCAGCCGCTGATCGTCGAGTCCACTGAGGACGAGAGCAAGGCTCGGAGCGCTGGCTGGAATGAATATCCTGGTGGTGTTCCGCCGACGACAGCCTCGGTGAAGATGCCTGGGGTGACGAACCCAGTGAAGCCACCTCCGCCCCCGCCGACGACTAAGGTGGCGCTGCCGACGAAGGGGGCCTGAGATGGCCCATAAAGGCAAGCCCAAGCCAGGAGGCAAGAAAGAGCCTCCGAAGCTGGGATTTATGGTTGCCAAACCCAAACCAGGGAAAGGCGACAAGGACAAGGATGATAAGTGATGGCTAAAAGCCAGAAAGGTAAAGGTGGCTTTAGCTTGACGAAGATGGACATGCCCTCGGAACGAGGAACGAAGAGCCCTAAAACCCTCCCCGGGGCGAAACCTTCGAAGGCTACAGGTCCGAAGCCGATACGAATAACTGCAGACCAATAGGAGTCCACACATGGCACGCCGGAATAGATTTACTATCTACGACCTGATGGAAGAGAACGGGCTCTTCGAGCGGAACCCCGCGAACTCAACAGCCCGGTCTAGTGATGGCACCGTGCTCTTTCAGGGTCCGGTGCAGTATCCCAAAATGCTCTACCATCCGCAAGGGGCTGAGCAGATCATCGTGCAGCCTGAGATCATTATGACTCCGATCGGGCCGAAGGCTATTGGCGAGCAACGTCAGCTGATCCACAAGATCGCCAACAATGCTCAGGAGGAGGCCGACTTGCGGGCCGAAGGCTGGCACACGCACCCCGCTGGTAGCTTGCGGGCAGCTGGCCGCGATGCGCCCTCAACGGGGGCCGAGCAGCAAATCGCCGAGTTGGAACGCCAACTGAAAGAACTGCAACTCGAGCGCACCCGGCTGCTGGGTATTCAGGGAGACACCGCCGCTGCTATGGTGGCTCCGGTTCCCGGTCCACTGGCAAAGCCCGCTGTGGCTCGTCCATAGGAGTTCCGGATGTCCCAACTCGATCCCAGCCATACAACCGCAGGTGATATCTGTGCGGCGGCGCTCCGCGAATGTGGAGCCTGGGGAGTTGGTCAGACGCCCTTAGCGTCTGATATCGAAGATGCCCAGGCACGACTACAGTGGATGCTCCAGCAATGGGAGCGGAAGCGGTGGTTTGTCTGGCATCTGGTGGATTACAGTGTCGTCAGCACCGGGGCTGATGTCTATACTATTGGCCCTGGTGCAGACATCAACACCAATGCCCTGTTCGATCCCTACACTGGGGGCTTCGATCCAGCAGTCCCTGGGAATATCACGGTCCGGCCGAACCAGATTGAGAGTTCGTTCGTTCGTCAGCTAACGCAGAGCCAGCCGAACCAGCTTGACTATCCGATGACGATCATTCGGTCTCGAGAGGACTACAATCGGATTGCTCTGAAGAAACTCAAGTCCTTTCCAGGCTATCTATATTTCGACGCATCCTGGCCAGTAGGGCGGTTGCATCCCTGGCCAGTTCCAGATGCCCACATTTATGAACTCCATGTGACGATTAAGGAGCAGATGCCAGCGCACTTTGCCACGCTGGCGGTCGTGCTCAATGTCCCATATGAATACTATAACGCCATGATGCTCAACCTAGCAATCAGGCTGCGCCCTAAATATGGCATCGCAGCACGTCAGGGCGATCATCTGCCAGGCATGGCCAAAGATGCACTCAATGTCCTGAAGTCCGAGAACTTCCTAATCTCTAACCTGCACCTGCCGGGTGACCTGGGACGCAGCCAACTCTACAACATCTTCTCAGATAGGATGTATTGACATGTTGCTCGAGGATTTCCCATTCGAGCCTGGGTTCCGGCTCACCGACGGCGATCTGCTCAACAAGGTGGCCTCGGAGCCAGCGTATAGTGTGGACAACACTGTATCGGCCACGGGCACTAATCAGGACATGGCCTATGGCCTCCGAGCCACAGCAACGGTCATCACTGCTGGAGGGGCCGGGACTGGTGTGCGGCTGCCACCGCCGAAGATCGGCAGGCTGCTGTTTGTCATAAACTCCACGGCGTCGGAGAAGAAAGTCTATCCCTTTGATACTGAAACTATCAATGGGGAAAGCTTTGCAAATCTGGGTCCTTCCACTGGAATGACCTTGCTGTGCACAGGTGTTAACAGCTGGACTGCTGGGTTGATCGAGACCAACACATCGGGAGATGTTGACATCCATGCTGCGGATGCCGACACAGCCACAGGGGACGGCCACTCGGTCAGGATCGAGGCTGGTGCTGGTGGAGATACCAGTGGCGATGGCGGGAATGTCACTATTCAAGCTGGACGAAGCTCTGGAGGCACCGGAGGAAATCTTACACTTCTCGGTGGGCTGACTGGTGGCCAGGTAATCCTTGCGAGTGCTTGGGCTCTTGAAGATACGCCTACAACTACTGGCGATGTAATGGTTGGCTCTGGGCCTTCTTTCCCAGGAACCACAGGACGAGTGTATTTGCAGAGTGGTGTTTCTATTACGGATGAGCCATCAGATAGCACTGGAGATGTGTCTATTGCTTCAGGGATTGCGATCAATGGAGTTAGTGGAAATGTAACGGTCCGCTCTGGGCCGATTGTTGGAGATGGAAGAAAGACTGGTAATGTAAGAATTGAAACAGGAAAACTTGCTGATGGCGAGTCGGGTGATATTATAATACGAACTGGAGACGCTAGTGCGACTGGCGTCATCGGAGACGTTATTATCCAGGGAGGTCTTAGCACTTCAGCTACGGTGACTGGTGGGAGTATTCAAATCACCGCGGGGAGTGCTTCAAACAGTCCAACTGGTGGAGGGAATGTCGAGATCCGATCTGGAAATCCGATCGGTAAGATCCTCCTGACTTCTGTTGGCGGCCCTACGGAAATGAACGGCCAGCAAGTGAATGGCAATTCTACAGTCACAGGGAACCTGAATGTGACTGGTGCGCTGGCTCTTGCTGGTTCCATCGGGTTCTTCAACACTCCACCAGTTGCGAAGCCCACGGTGACTGGTAGCCAAGGAGGCAACACAGCGCTGGCATCATTGCTGGCAGCGCTGGTGTCCATGGGCCTCATCATCGACACAAGCACGGTTTAGGAGGATCAAGCCATGGTGTTCTATTCCCCACAAAGCTACCAGCCAGGACTTCGGCTGGTGGATGGTGCGTTGCAGAATTTGCAGGAAGGCAATCCGAGGTTCTCGGCAGATAATGCTGTGGTAGCCGCCGGGACGACAGCACTCACGGCGAAGCCCCTGCTGGCTACAATCAATGTGCTGGTGCAAGGTCCTGTCGGTGGAGTGGTCTTGCCCCAAGCTAGCCCCGGAATGGTTATCTATCTCTTTGGGCAGAGCAGCAATGCGGCTACGGTATATGGCTACCCGGGAGACTTTGTTGATGGCTCGGCCAGCAAACAGCTGACAGCGGGATCACGGTGTGCTTACTATTGCGTCGCTCCTAGGACTTGGTTCAGCGTAGTAATGGGCGCGGCGAGTGTCTAATGGCAAGATTGCCGCTCTTTGGAGGCTCGTATAGCGCGCGATCCATAATCGCGAACTGTCAGAGATGTCTTAATCTCTATCCTGAGAAGAATGCTGTTGGGGCTCCGGTCTCGCTGACCCATTACCAGCGGCCGGGGCTGATACCCCTTCTGGCGGCTGCGCCGGTGCAAGCCCCCGTGCGTTGTCTCTATAGGGCCTCAAACGGCATAGGCTATGCGGTAATCGGGAATGGAGTCTATCTTCTCACCCCGGGTAGTCCGTATTGGACTACCAGACTACTAGGCAATATCACACCAGATTTGAAAAACCCGGTCAGCATGGCTGATAATGGGTTTGATATCGTGATCGTAGAAGGCACCACGAAGGGCTGGACGATCAGGATGGATACCAATGTCTTTGCTCCTATTACCTCAACCTCGTTTCATGGTGGGGACAAAGTAGACTATATCGACACCTTTATGATCTTCAATAGGAGACAAAAGAACATCTTTGACTCCACGCTGTCATCCACGCAGAAAACTCCAAGCGATCCGACTTCAGTAGTCTTTGATCCACATGACCTGTATTTTGGTATCAAGAGCGGGTATCCAGATGATATTCAGTGGCTGGTAGTTAATCGCCGGGAGATCATACTGGTGGGCAGCTTGAAGTCTGAGGTCTGGTATAATGCGGGACTAGCGGCCTTTCCATTCGCGGTGCTGCCCGGGGCGTTCTTCGAGCACGGCACGATGTCGAGATATACCGTAGCCGCTATGGACATCTCGGTCTTTATGCTCGGCCAGGACTTGCAGGGGATGGGGATAGTCTACAAGATCAAGGGCTATAACTGTAACCGCATCAGCAACTACGCGATGGAATATCAGATCCGAGAGATCGCTCGCAAGAGCACCATTGCTGATGCTATTGGCTATTGCTACCAGCAAGATGGCCATTCATTCTACGTTCTGCATTTTCCCTCCGGCGACAAGACCTGGGTCTTTGATGACTCACTCAGCGACGATCCGACGATAGCTTGGCATGAAGAAGCCTGGACGGACCTGAATGGTGTGCATCACAGGCATCGAGGCAACTGTCATGCTTTTGTAAGGTCAACGCATTTGATCGGTGACTGGGAAAACGGTATGATCTACGAACAGGATTTCAAAACCTATACCGATACCGTAGCTGGGACTGAGTATCGTATCACCCGCACTCGGACGTTCCCACATATCGGCACGGGAGAGGTTGAAGTTGGGCCGATGGGGCGGAAGCCTGTGTTGGCGGATGGCCAGCGGGTGCAGTTCCATAAGTTCGAGGCTGATATCGAGAGCGGGACCTCACCGCTACCAGAGCAGATTACCCTCCGATACTCGGACGACCGGGGCCGGACTTGGAGTTCGGATGTCTTGCAGCATGGAGGAAACCTGGGAGAGTATCTGACGTGGCCGACATGGCAGGGGCTGGGAATTGCCCGGGACCGGGTCTTCGAGCTGGAGTATAGTCATAATGGCGAGGCGGCTTTGAATGGGGCTTGGGTCGAAGCAACGGTGCTGGAGGGCTAGATGTCAGGCACAGAAAATGCTCAAACCCATACTCTTAGTGCTCTTAGCTTTCAGGGAATGCCACACCTGGGATCGGCGATGATCCGTGAGAACGGATCTCCAGCAGAAGCATGGTATAGGCTATTTGTTTCGATCTATAGTGTCACTCTAGCGGGGCTACCAGTGCTGCCTTCGGGGGTGGTCGCTGGCAATCCGAACAGTTTGACACTGGCGAACCTCAGCGGCCTGATCCAGACCCAGGACACTCAGATCAATAACGGGGCCAATGCTATTGCCCAGAACACCAGCAGCATTGCATCGCTGCAAAGCAACGTCATTATTCTGCAACAAGAAATCAACGCTCTGACTGCACAGATCACGGCCCTTCAGAACCGAGTTGCTAGTCTGGAAGGCCGGATGGATGGAGCCAGCATCGGTGGCGTGAGCGGAGGTGGAGCGACACCAACGAACACTAGAGGTTTCTTGGATCTAGTTGTTAACGGAACTACATATCGAGTGGCTCTTTTCTAATGGAGTTTCAGCCGCCATTCTTGGTCCTGGGCTTGCCTCGGAGCCGCACAGCTTGGCTCTCGAAGTTCTTGACCTATGGCCCCTGGATTTGCGGCCATGATGAGATCCGGCACTTGCGGAGTCTTGAGGACGCTAAGAGCTGGTTCATGCAGCCTTTCATCGGCACGGCTGAAAGCATGGGGGCGACGTGGTGGCGGCTGATTGAGCGTTTCGCGCCTGAATGTCGGATCGTGACAGTCCGTCGGCCGGTGGCTGAGGTGGTTGACAGCTTGGTGGCCAAGGGCCTCCCCATGGATGGACGGCCGGGGCTGTTACACCAGCTTATAGCTGCTAACGCCAAGCTAGATCAGGTAGAGGCCCGGCTGCCGAGAGTGCTATCAGTCCGCTATGCGGACTTGGCTTTGCCCAGCACTTGCAAGAAGGTGTTTGAACATTGTCTGCTGTCGGAGTTTGATATTGAGTGGTGGGCACGCTGGCATGGCATCCGCGTTGAGGCGGATCTGAATGCAACCATGCGTTACTATTTTGCTCACTTTATCCAGATGCAGAGGTTGGGGCAGGAAGCCCGACACCAGATGCTGGCAGATTTGAGGGCAAAACCAGCCATTATTGACGACGGCTTGCTGATCGAAGAGGAGCCATTTGAACGATTGCTGACAGAGGGCCAGCAGCTGTTTGAAGATCACAGTATTGCCATAGGCAACCCTCCTGATAGCTGGACTAGAGAAGACATCCCGGTGCTGCGAGCCATGGACGGCCTGGGACTGTTGCAGGTGATGACCGCTCGAGCCAATGGTAAGCTGTTTGGCTATCTAATCACTATGGTTGGCACGGCCCTCGCCGGATCAGATGGATCGGCGACGAACTCGCATTTCTATGCTGCGAAGGAATGGCCGGGAGCGGGAATGAGGTTGCAGCGGGCGGCTCTTGCGGCTCTTAAGTCTAAAGGCGTCGAGGAGGTCTATATGCGATCGGGGCTCGGCTCCGGGGCTCGGGTGGAGACCCTGTATCGGCGGCTGGGGGCTTTACCAGAAGGCCAGTTGTTTAAGCTCCGGCTGCAAGCCGGTTAGGAGACTGACATGGCTATAGCTATTGCTGCTGGGATTGGGGCCGCTGGATCGCTGCTGAGTGGTGTGATCGGCTCGGGAGCATCCAAGAAGGCTGCCTCGACGCAGGCAAATGCCAACAATTATTCGGCTCAGATGGTCTACCAGATGTATCAGCAGACGGCTGAGAGGCTGAAACCTTGGGTGGACACTGGTGCAGCTGCTAATAAGCAGCTCGGATCGTTCCTGGGGCTTCCAGGGTCGGATAAGACCGCTACTGGAGGGTTTGCACCTGGGGCCGCCATGCAGCCTTTCAATCCCACGATGCAGCAGCTGGAACAAACACCTGGCTATCAGTTCATCAAAGAACAGGGCTTGAATGCCACGACTAATGCTGGCACGGCAATGGGCCTCGGTGGCTCGACTCTGAAGGGCATCGACTCGTTTAGCACTGGACTGGCGTCTACGACTTGGCAGCAGCAGTTTGATAACTACTGGAAGCAGATTGGCAATGTCTACAATATGCTGTCGGGGCAATCGGTGACTGGTGAAAATGCGGCAGCCCAGACAGGTCAACAAGGTATGACGGCCGCGAACACTGCTGGGAACTTTAACTCGGCCGCAGGGACGAATATCGCTTCTGGGATCATCGGCTCGGGAAGTGCGATGACAGGGGCTATTAACTCAGCAAGTTCACTTCCCCTCCAGCTAGCAATGTTCAAACAGATGAACCCAGCAACAGGTGGAACTACTATTCCTGGCACAAACATGAATGCAAATCAGCTAAATTCCTGGTTTGATAATGCAGTGAATAGTAACACCAGCACTGGTTATACTGCTTAGGAGTAATTGAGGATGAGCGGATCAGCTGGAAGGTTGGCGAACCCACTGGGGCCAGGGGTGCCGGTGCCCGGTGGGGGTTCGGCGGACATGCCCCCGCCGCCGCCGTCCGGTGGGTCGCCCATGGGTGCGGGGGCCGGTGGCGCATTGGGGGCCGGGTCGCCGATGGGGCCGCCCGGGGGGCCTTCCGGGGGCGGCATGGGCATGATGCCTTCTAGCCTGGAAGGGGCCAAAAAGGCCCTTCAACAGCAAAATGGCCAAGCCCGAGCTGCTTTCCAGCAGACTGGGAAGGCTCTCAATCAGATAGATCATATGCGGAAAGGGCTTGAACGGCTGTCAGATAAGGGAGACATGGTTCGGCCAGAGGATGTAATTCACGAGGCATCTAAGCTGGTAGCCCATGGTATTGATCCGATGGCCCTGGCTGGGGTGTTGGCAGACATGCCGCAGCAGGGAGGTGGAGAGGCCCTTGGTGGCTGGGTTATGGGCCATGCCATTCAGGCTGTTCAGACCGAGCAAATGCTGATGAAGGCCCACGCGGTCGCCAGACATGATCTGGGAATATCAGCGATGCACTTGCTGGCAGCTCATGCGGTGGGCGATCGGATGACCCCGGTGCCTCCACCGGAGGAAATGGACGGAGGCAATGCCCTGGTGCCCGGGACGTCAGATGACGAGCCGCCTCCGGCTATATCTGCGCGGCCGGAAGGTGCCGGTCCAGGCGGGGCTCCGCCACCAGCCAATGCCCCACGAGGGCCTCGACTTGCCAATGCTTTAATGCCTCCACAGGAGGGCTAACAAATGGCTGATCCACAAACTGTCGCGACAGGTAACTGGGGCCAGCAGAGTGGCGGTGGTGGAAATCTGCTTGGCCTGATGGGCGATGCCATGAAGCTGCGGAACACGCAGCAAGAATGGAACGCTCGGATGATGTATGGTAGGATACAAGCGGGAGCCAACAGTCCAGAAGAAGGGCTGGCGGAATGGGAGAAGAGTGGGATGTCTGGCTTTGTTCCAGAGCTAGCCACTCAAGCCCGTCAGGCCGCGCTGCTGGGAGCACAGACTACAGTTGCCAAGACCGAGGCCGCCAAGGGACAGTTCGCTTTGAACACCGAAGCTTTTGCTTCACTGGCTCGAGCAGGCTTGCAGTCCACCACACCGGAGGACTTTGAACGGAACTATCGAGCTGCTATCGGCCTCTTGCCTGAAAGCAGTAAGAAAGACCCGGTGGTGCAGAAAGCAGCCCAGGATTACTATGATAGCCGGATGCACGGGCTACCTCCTCCAGGAGACCCAAAACGCAATGCAGCCTATCATCAAAGATGGCTGGCGAGTAACGGAGCGCTAGTGACTCCGCAGATGCGAGAGAATATCTTTGGTGTTCCAACTTCTGTGGATACTCCAGCTGGCACAGTCTTTGGTATGCGGAACCCAGTCGACGGGTCGATCACCTATGCTCCTGGACAAATGGCACTACCAGGGACTGCTGGAAATCAGCGGACACCAGTGGAAGAGGCTCCGCCTCCAGTATCTGGCACGGGTAAGCCGCTATACGGACCCGAGCTTGTTAACCCCAAGTATGCTACTGGCCAGCTGACACTTGGGCCAAAAGGCCCAATGATTAGTCAGCAAGATTATGACTTCAATCAAGACCTGACGAAACAGTTTGGTGCACAGCTCAATCAATACAGGGCGTCCCAGAATGTCATGGGCCAAGCTGCTAGTATGGAAACGGAACTCGAACATCTGGCTGGTGCAGGGGAAAATGGACTACTGACTCCAGGCACGGCTCTGCCACAACGGGCAGCCCTGGCTAAAGCCATCAACACGTTCTATCAGGCGAGAGGCAAAACTCCACCGTTTGATCCGACGAAAGTCTCAGCGGCTGAGGGGCTATTCAAGGCTGCACAGAACATGGCCTTCCAATTTAGAGATCAAGTTGAAGAAGGCTCTCGACAGTCGGTAACGTCGTTGATTGCTGCTGGTGCATCGGTGCCGGGGGCGGAGAACAGCTATCTGGGGGCAAAGCTGCTGATTGCAGCCACCAAGGTAGGCGCTCAGCGGATTGCGGATGAACGCACGTTCTTGAACTGGTGGAAGACACAACATAATGGATTGCTGCTTGGAGGTCCTGAAGCTTTCAATGCCAGAAATCCCTACCAAGACTACACGACTAAGATGTTCGCCGACTTTGGCCTCGATGGTCATGGACAGTATCCAGAAGGCCAAGCAGGAGTTGATACTGTAGGAAGAATGGTCGGACAAGGACTACTGACTAAGACTGAAGCTGCAAGTATATTGAAAAGCCAAAAAGCTCATTTTGGACTGCAATAAGCCATGGCAACAGTAGAAGAAGCATTGGCTGGCATGACTGGACCGGGGGCAAAGCCCTCTGAAAGTGCTGCTACAAAGGCTAAACGCCCTACTGTAGACGCTGCTATAGCCAATATGACAGCACCGGGAGAGAAGAAAGCACTCGCCGAGAAATCTGACGGGCCGGTTAAAGACTTCGGTAGCTGGGCAAAGAACAGCTTGAACTGGGCACAGGAAAATGTGGTGCCGGGGCTGGAATATGTGGGAAAGAAACTCGCTGCTGGGGCACTGGCAACGGGACAGGGAATGGCCGCGCCGGAGCTGGCACAGGGCTCTATGATGTTGGGTGGATTGACTGGTCAGCCCGGGCCGACGATGGAGGAGATGCAGTTTAATCCTAATGAGAAGGTATTCGGAACTCCCGATCCGAAGGCTCCAGATCAGGTTTCTGATTACCTTGGCCATATCGCAGAGGTTGTGGGAAGTGATCCTGCAATGGCTATTGCTACGCCGTTTCAAGTGGCATTAGGAGCTGTTGCGGGGAAAGCCGTTGGTGACTGGACTGGCAACCCATGGCTGGCAGCGGGGGCCTCACTGTTTGCAGGCATCAGTGCCGCAGGGGTGGGGAAGACCTTCAATATGGTTCAGGATGCAAGTCGTGCAGTGAAAACACACGCGGCTGCAATCGCGGCTCAAGCTGCAGCAGAGAAGGAATTGGAGCGAGCAAACAAAACACTGGCGTATATGAGGAACGATAAGAAAGCTGCGTTGCCGGATTTGAGAAATGCCTCTAAGAGTGTCCGCGAAGCAGAAATTGATGGAGCAGATCAACTCCTAAAAGACACTCATCAAACTGCGGATGCTAATATCCAGACTGTTGCGAACACGGCGGGGAGGACCAGCAGTCCACAGGCATCTGGAACGGTTGTGCAGAATGAGGCTCGGAGCTGGCTTGGAGAAGGTGGGAAATTTGAGACTGGGAAAGCCACAGCACAAGCCCCAGTAGATGCACTGGTGGCTGAAGCCCCGGGGATGCTCGTCAGTCGGCAGCCGTTTGCCGATGCTCTAACAGCCATTACTGAAAAGGGCGGCTCCAACCAGGAACTGATAGAGCTGCTGAAGCCACGGCTTCCAGCTAGGATGCGGGACATCTTTGACCCGCCAGCTCCAGGGCAACCTAAGCCCGGTCAGGTGAGACCGGGAGGGAAGCCGATCGAGCCCCAGCCGGAGCCAATCATTACCCGGGAACAGAGCTGGGATGATGCTAGAGCGCTCAAGAGCGCTCTCGGCGATGCCATGGCTGACCCGCAGATCTTGAAGGACATTCCCCAGCAACAGGTTGCGGCCCTCTATCGTGCCCAGGCTCAGTCGATGGAAGAGGCTCTAGCGGCTAATGCTAGTAGGTTCTCCGTCGATCCAGTAGCGGTTTTTAGAAAAGCCAATGCAGAGCTGGAAAGGCTTTATGATATTGCTGGCGGGCCAATAGCAAGGCTTGTGAGTGGGAAGAAGCCCAGCTTGCAGTTCGATCCGAAGCCAGAGGCCATAGCACAGAGCCTGATAAACGATGCGAAAGCTGGTGGAACGGATCTGGCAGTCTTTCGGCAGGAAATTCCCAAGGCGATGGATGAACTGATTGCAGCCCATTTGAAGAAACATCCAGAAGACTGGAAAGAATTTTCACAAGAGGCGAAAGATGCTTTGCTGCCGGGGGTCGAACGGCAAAGAGCTATAGATCAGGCATTTGAGGCAAAGGCTCTTGCAACGGACAATCATGCTCAGGCTGTGGCTGCGGCAAAACGGAACCACGCTGATCGAGTGAGAGAAGCCACTGAGGCAGAGGTTGCAAAGATCACAGCGAAAGAACGTGAGAAGATTGGGATCGACTCGAAGGTAAATCAGCTTCAACGAGAGGCTAAAGAGGCCACCGCAGCTCTACCTCCTCCGAAAGATCCGTTCTCTTTGATAAGTTTTCTGCACATGGCCAAAAGCCCAGCAGCTGCGGGAGCACTAGGCTATGGGGCATCGCTCTTGGCCCCACAGCTGACGAGTGGGAATGTGCTATCTGGCTTGGGCATAGCTGGAGCGTCCATGGCTGTGCCAGCGGCTGCCAAGGTGGTATCTCGAGGGGTTCGCCCCGGGCCGTTGGCCCGAGGTGTCGCGGGCGCAAGCAATGAACTAAATACGCCCTACGACCAAGCTAATCAATAGAAAGGCCAAACCAACGGTCACTGTTGCGGCTAAAGTTCCTGGTTTAAGTTTGTTCTCCAGGAGAACTGATAAGATCAGGAACCCTACTAAGAGAATAAGAGCGACATACATGCCGACAGTCTGTTTATCTAACATAGGTGGACTCCATGATTGATCTGTTGATTGCACTGGTGGTCGTGCTAGTTATCTTCGGCTTGATCTGGTGGGTGATCGAGAAGATCCCCTTTCCAGCGGGCTTTCCGGTGTGGGTTGTCCAGGTGGTGTTTGCCCTGATCCTGGTGCTGGTGTTGATATCATATCTGTTGCCGCTGACTGGGATGCGGTTCAGATAGAGGTCTCGCGGCCAGTATGTTGTGCGTGGCGTAACAGTTGCGGCGAATCGTAACATACTGGGAGCAACGCGAGCCGGGTGGCTGGCTGTGGTGGAGGTCGTTTCCTCCCTCCTCGCCCACGGGCCACCCGGGACAGTCTTGGGTTGTTAGCCCTGGGGCCATGTTTGGTGAGCAAACCCCCATTCATTCTACTCCAAATTCGCTTCGTGCCTGAGGTCGATAGGTCTCCGTTCCAGCTATTCGGATGATGACATTAGAGCGCTCGGCGATCTCCATTAGCTTGTGAACTTTATCACTTGGCGTCCGCTGAGAGAGGAAGCTAAACAGCCGAGACTCATGGATGGGCGTGTCCTTGGCAGCGCGGAAGAGGCCCAGCAGGTAGAGATAGAGTTCCTCAATCACCTGATGATCGCTCTTTCCAATCATGGCTCGGAAAGCGTCTGGGATGTGCTTCTCAGCTTCCAGCAGCCACTCGATCGCCCGGTTGACATCTATCAGCTCGATGGCCCCCACACGCCCCAGCCGACTGACGGATGAAGTGATTGACAGTTTGATGGCGTGGAGGGTCCGGCGGCGACAGTAGTGCTCCAGTTTGGAATGTTGGGGAGTGGGTGGTCCATCGGCCAGATGCCAGGATACGATCCGATCCCGAGCCTCTTTAGTCCATTCCACCTCCCCAAACAACTGACTGATATTCGCGAGGCGAACTTGAATACGCGCACGGCTAACAGCATGATCCTGGCCTTCCTCGAACAGGTCTTGCTTGTGGCCCACCGAGGAATAGATCATTATCATTCGGCTGGTGAGACCCATTCCCCAGGCTTCCTCCGGAAATACACTGGCAAGCCAACCGGGCTGAACTCCCCCGAGGATATTCAGTTGGGGATAAGGTATCACCACTTCTCTGCTGGGGCCGTGACGCCGTTCCTCAGAATAACTGGTAGGGTTGTTATAGACCCCGTTGAGGACACCAATAAACTCGAGGTCGTATGCTGGGAGGAAGATCCCGAGTTCCTCTGCGGCCACGAGCAAGCTATTATACTCGACTGGTGGGCCTGTGGGTGGCAACCGGGTCTGAGTAGACTTGGCAAGGCGGTCAATGAGGCTCGCTTTGGTCAGGTTGGAGGGAGCGACCTTGAACGCTGGTTTGTTGCTGTTGGGTTCGTTAACACTCGACCACAGGTCTCGGATGTCCTCGACGATAAATTTGCCGACTCCGGGTGGGCCGATCAGTAGGGTGTAGAGGTTGGGAAATGCCAGCCGTGGCTGGCCCCCACGATTGCCCACCTTGGTCCACACTCGACGCTCCAAAGCCCCCGCTACCAGGGCGATGGCACACCATTGGCGATAGAGATCCGGGGTATCGTCTTTGGCTGTTAGGTGCATGAAGTCTGAGATGAGGTCTGAAATAGGCTCGTTGACAGGACGTATCCTGCGAATAGGTTCACTCACGGTTTTCTACCCAGGGGTTGGGGTTGAGTGCCTAACCTAGTTGCCCATGATCCGTTCCAGGGGCGCAGTTCGCTGGCGAGTGTCGCGCCCTGGTGCCCACTTCACCAGTCCATCGGGGTTGCCCTTGTTAGCATAGCCCCAATTCCAGCCAACAGCGGCCTCACCGGGGACGATATAGCTCCGCCCATTGGGGGCCACGAGTTCCACTCGGATGAGTTCAAGAGCTTGGGCCACGTTATCATCGACTCGGCTTTCACGGACTTGGAATGTGATCGAGTCGTAAGTCTGGGCCAGCAGCTGGCAGTCGGGCAGGTGTCGCCAGACACGCCAGAGCCCCAGGTTCATCCGATCGGCGGTGGTGGACTGAGGCAGAAAAGCAATCGCCTCACGGAGCGTGGTATCGTCGTTGGGCCTCCCGAAGAAGTGTCTCCGACGCCCGAAAGGCGTGACCAGCTGATGAACCGTTTGAAGCTCCGTTGCAATCCACTGCCAGTACTGGGGGATGGACGGGTATGCAGGTTCAATAGCCTGTAGCCCTCGCTTGGGGTCAGCAGGACGGCCGCGACAATACCGGGCTTGGAACTCTTCCATAAGTGGTTGAGGGACCTTGAGATGCCGAGCAGCTGTGAATGGTGTTCCGTAGTAATTGGATAGATGACTGCCTCGTTTGGCCATGTCACGATAAGAAAAGTCTCGGTAAAAGTTAAGAGAAGCAACTGCTTTATCCGTTTTGAGGTCTCCGGTCCAAGGAAGATGAGGCCAGATGAGTCGGGCGTTAGCGGTGTGTAGGTCTCCGCTTTCACAGCTATCCAGAAACTTCCAGTCGTCAAAGAGGCATCCGCAGAAGAACCCGACATCCCGAGCCTCCACCTGTTCGAGGTCGATGTTTACGAGTTTGTATCCTGGATCTGCAACGAAAACATATCTAAGGGCTGGCGCAATATTTTGAGCGTTTCCCCCAGTTCCAAATGCATTCTGACTGCTGGATGGTCGTCCAGTCTCAGTTCCAGCAATGTTGTAGGATGTTCGAAATCGGCCGTCAGGGTCAATTTCAGTGTCAAAGACTTGAAGCTGCTTGGCGAGGTCCCGAATGGCAAGGATGCAAGCAATAATGGGTCGGGCATGGATGTAGATCTCCAGACGTTCAAGAGCCTCTCGATTGGTTGACAGCTTGCGGACCCCTTTCTGTGACAGCCAGACCTCGGGGAGGTGCATGGCCCCGTAGAGGAAGTCCTGCATCTGTTTGTATGAGCCCGGATTGAGAGGCTTGTCCCAGACCGCATAAGCAAACTTCTGCAGGGCTCGGTCGAGAGCGGCAATGCGAGCCTGGGTAGTGCGACTGGCCTCCTCGCGCGCTAGCCGGTCAATGCGGAAACCCCTCTGCATGATCTCCATGTAAGGGGCTTGCAAGGCACGCTCGAAGTTATAGATCGCTGGGACTTCGTTGTGCGTCCTTACCAGCTCCTCATAGACCTCGAGCGTCACACAACAGTCCAGGCCGTTGTAGATCTGGAGCGTGTCAGTGAAGGGTGTCGCCTGGACGACTTCAGGTGTCAGCGATTGGGTATTGACCAGGGTCATAGTTTCTTGAGTTCCTCAACCAGTGTGTATAGCTTGGCTCGACCCTCGGTAGTATCGGAGCCGTTCACGGACTCGTCTGCGACAGTCAGCAGCTCTTTGGCCCGACGCGCCAGGGCCTCTTCTCGAGCGGTGATAACCTCGTGGGGGTGGCGCTGAAGAGCCGAGATAAGGGTCCGGAGAGTGTTGATGACCTCGCCACGAGCGGGCATGGACTGCGGGTCGATGACCACCTTGGACATATAGGTCATCGCTTCGGCGAAGAGCTGGATGGAGTAGAAATGATACCGGCGTTCGAGTTCTTCTTCACTCATCTCCAAGACCTCCAAATTCGTCCTTCCGCTTCTTCAGTTTTGGTCCACACGGGGTAAGTTGCCGCCATAACGGACAAAGTTGGCCAGGTGCTAGCCCGCACATTTCAGTGATTAATGAGAGGCAAAAAGAACAGCGGAGTTGATTATTCATCTCGTTTCTCCGTGTCGGCCTTTGGTCTGGACATCAGCTTCCACGACTGCTCGTTGGTATAGATGGAGCCTAAGAACCCGAGGCCCTTGAGCATCTCGGGGTAGAGCGAGTGGTGCAGCAACATGGTGTCCTGCTCGATGGCTGCCAACGGCAAGCCCCGCTTGAGCAGGTATTGCATATCATACATACCATTCTGGAACAGCTTCGGGATCGCGGAAGACAGTAGGGATCGAACCGCAGCCCATGCACTCAATTCTGCACCAACCGTCGGCCAATACGACCCACTGGTATGTGCGGTGTCCACAAAGGGCACAACTATAGCCTCGGCTCGTGATCGCGCGAAACCAATACACCTGATTTGGCCCCACACGGTCTCGATGTCGCAGGCCATCAGTGCTGGTGGGTTGCGTAGGGTTTGGCGGGTCCATTCCTGGACCTCCTCGAGTGAGGGGTTGATTAAGACTTGACGCTCGGGTCGGACGATATGGGCAAACTCAACCTCACGAGCAGCTTTCATTAGATCAGCTATTACGATTGGCCGCCACGTCCACTGACGAAGGACCCCAGCCGGGTGATAAGTCGGGAGGACTTTGACTTGTGGACTGGTGACGGAGTAGGTGACAGAGCCTCTGATTGCTCCAATATTTGTAGCACGTAACAGCGCCCAGCAGGCTGTGTTTCCCGCGGCCACAACCAGATTAGGAGACGCATCTTTGACCTCAGATAACAGCCGGTCAAGTTCGGGCAGATACTCGGGTCGCAGGTATTGTGCACGGGCAATGGCAGATAGTGGATATTGGTTTCCGACTTCTTTTTTGGTTCCACAGAGGTTCTCCAGCTTGTTGCCGGGTGGACGGAGGTTGAGGACATTAGTGTAGGCAATTCCGGCAGCCTCGAGCCAGTCGTGCCGACGGCGCACCCAGGCGTTGCCATATTTGAGAGCAAAGCTGGCAATGTCGGCATGTAATCTGGGCTCGACCTCGGGAAAGGCTTCGCCGAGCATTCGCCAGAGTTCAAGGCCAGAGGTGCCGACAAACGGCTGGCGGACTTGGGCCTCATGCTCTCCCCAGGCTTCGCCGATGATTAGCAATTTGGGTTTTCGTGGCCCCGCCCAGCCCCCGAACGGGGGCAGAGCGGTGTGGACAGGGAGCGCCATTTTTATTCCCTATTGGGTTTCGTTGCGTAAGCGTTTTGAGCTGGGTCGGACATTAGCGTCTCCGGATTTCTTGCAGCAGCAGCTGCTCACGTTGGACCTCCAGGATATCCCGCTGGATGCGGATCTGTTCCGCCGTATCCAGTCGATGGTCGAGGTTCGACTGGCTGACGCAGGAGGAAAGAAGGATCAGACTGAGGAGACAAACTGAGCGGGTCATGGCTTGGTCATCCAGGGTTTGAAGGTTTTGATGGCATCGGGCTGTAGTTCAGGAGTTTTCCAGTCTCCTTGGAAGCAAAAAGCCCGATCGTCGATGGTTAGCCAAGCGGGAGGCTTCTCGGCTGCCATAGCGAACTCGATGGGCTTTCCAGGCCATTGGCGAAGCTGTTCGGCGAGCCAGGAGCCCATGGCAAAGCGCCCGGCGTCTGTGCTGGAACGGCTGCTGTAGATCACCAGCTGGAACTGCTTTTGGGCCTCAGCAGCCCATTCAAAGAACCCCGGAACGACCGTGCCGTAGATGGCACCGCCCTGCCAGCCTCGTTCGTAGGAATGGATACAGCCGTCGAAGTCGATGCAGATGGTGGGTTTGAAGTTGGTCATATTACCAGTCCTGATCGGGCACGCGGTGGCGGAAACCGAGAGTCGTCTTTCCAGTCATCACGACATCGAAATACGCCTTGAGGTCGTCGCCGATCTCGGCCAGCGTTTCCGGCGGGATGTTCTCGGTCGCGATGATCTTGGAATATTTCCGGGTGCGGTTGTAGATCATCCACATGGGCCGCTCGCCCGGTGGCGTATAGAGAGGCCGCTGTATCTTCACGATCATCGCTCAGATGCCTCCCATTTATCGGCGATCTTCCGGAGCATCGCTGGCACTAAAGGCATCCCGATCGACGCGGACAGGTCGCGTATTTCCGGCGGGCACGTCCCCGTGGCAATGACTTCGCCATCCAGCAGAACTTCGATGAGGAGAGGCCGCTGGCTCGTTCCGGCTTCATCATCTTTCATGTAATGTTTCGCGAAGTAGCCGCAGCCTTTAGCAGGACAGTGGACGTAGCTGCCATAGCCACCACCAGCAAAGCCGAAACCATTCTCGGTGTGGGCTCCGCACTTCGGGCAAATGTCTAGCAGAGGCTCGGGATCGACTTGTTGCTCTGGAGTTGATGTCAGTAACATGGGCCAAAGCCCTGGATGGATGTGGGGTTTGCGTTGGGACATGGCTGATTAGCCTCCTTTGAACGCTGGACAGGGCCGCAAGGTCATCTCCTGTTTGATTTCGTGGACTAGCCGCAGGGTGGTTTCATCAGGATAAGACCAGTTGGGGCGAACAAGACGCTGTTTGACTCGGAGTTTAGCCAGGGTGGTGGCTGGAGGTGGCCGTGGATTGCCCTCCAAGGCAAGGATCTGGTATATCCGTGCTGTGGAGATCTTATACTGTCGGGCCATATCGGCTACCCGGGCACCGACGCGATATTGCAGAGCAATTAGCTTGTTTCGTTCAGCCAGTTCCTCTTTGGTCATTCTTTTTCCCCCTTGGCTTCAGCCATGGCTGTGCGGATTTGCTTTAGGGCTTTCGGCAGATATTGCTCCATATAGCGTTGCAGCCGCATGGCCTCATCCCGCTGCCGTCGGCTCTTCTCGGTGTTATAGAGCTGTTGACATTCTTGAGAGCAATAGCGCTTGCTCGCAATGTTCTTGCCTGGAGGAATGGCCTTGCCGCAGCGGACGCAGGGGTCGCCGATCATTCGACGAGGGTCGCCTGACGAGCCCCCGCCCGCAGAACGCGACTGTGTCGAAGGGCCTGACGAGCCTGTCCGACTGTGGTCTCGTCGATGTCCATGCCCAGCACGTAACTGGCCCCGAGGCTTTCTGCTGCCCGCAACGACGAGCCGCCGCCACAGGTCGGATCGAGCATGGTGGTGTTTTCATCTACCAGCATGGTCATAAAATGCCTGAGCATCGGATCGGGCTTAGTGTGGACGTGATGAGTGCGGTCGGTTGGGGCAGCGTAGGCATCGGCCACGATCCGGACGATCTGGCGTGCGCCTCGGGACATCAGTAGGCAGGTTTCATAGACATGCCGGGGGAAGCGCCGAGGGTCCGAGGCAATGCCCGCTCCGTCGGATTTGAGCCAGATCAATGGATGGACGTGGATCGACAGGCTGGGAGCGAGGTCCCTCACCGCGTCGCGGATCATATCGTAGTGCTGGTTGGAATACCAATACATGATATGACAGCTCATGGAGGCAATCCGGTCGAGGTTGGTCAGAAGGGTTTCCAGCAAACGGAAGTGGATATCCGGGCTGTCAATATACGATGTATGGCGGGACGCTCCAGCCTGGGGACCGTCAAAGACATTGATGCCATAGGGGAAATCACAGTGGATGAAGTTGAATGGCTTACCAGTGTATTTAGGAGCCCAGTGGATGAAGGACTCTTGAAGAATGCTGGAAGCCGGGTTGATGATGGTGGCTGGACGACTGCTAATGCCGATTACAGGTCCATCGCTGGTGTTTGTTGACTCTTGGCCGACAAACTCGTGCTCGGGCTCAGCCATTGCGGGCTCAGGAGCCCCGGGGACCGAGAAGATGGCTTCCATGGCCTCAGCTTGGAACCTCGAGTCCCGTCGAGCGATCTGATTATAGGCTTCTCGGGCCGTGGCTGCCTGTGCCAGCTTCTCGTCCTTGCCCATCTCAAGGGCAACTCGGATGTGGAGCGAAACGGTGCCTTTGGTTAGGCCCAGGGCCTCAGTGGTTTCTTCCTGGGTCCAGGTGGGGGTCTGTTGTCTGTAGAGGGAATGAATGGCAGCGGTTGCACGGACGAGATCTTGCCATGGCAGGTCTGCCCGTTTGATGTTCTCTTCCAGCTCGATGATCGACGACTCAATCGGATCGAGGTCCTCAGCAAAGCGAACAGGGATGTCAGCGAGGCCGAGTTCGAGACTGGCTGTGAGACGCCGTTCACCAGCCACCAGTTCGTGAAGGCCATCAGGGCCGACAATGTGTTTGACAATAATGGGCTGGATGACGCCTCGGATCTTAATCGACTCGATCAGGCCCTTGGTGCTGATCTGTCGGCGCTGACGTTCCGAGCGCGGAATGAAGATGGCTGCTAGGGGCAGTCGCGTGTAGCTGTCTGTCATCGGCATAGTCGAATTTCCCTCTCTCCAGGCAAGAAGTGGGAGGGGTTCTCGCCCCTCCCGTTTCTTAGTTAACGCTGACCGACAACCTTACCCACTTGGTTGCCGACTTCACTTGTGGACTGGTTGAGGTATTGCTGAACCTCAACCGTGATGGGCTGGCCCACCAGTTCCGGGATGATCTCCTCGTAATCCCGGCCCTGGGTTTCCACTGGGCACGAACGGATGAACTCATCGAGACGCCACAGAGCGTCGTCGGTGAGGTAGAAGTCCTTCCGCATCTGACGCTTGGACAGATCGACGTCAGCCTTGGTGACCTGATGGGCGTTACCATCGGGGTCCGTGACAGTCCACTCGTCGGCCAAGTTGTCCGGCCACTGAGTGAGTGCGACCTGCAGCCGCACATACGGGGTCTTGTTCCGGTTGTTATCTCCGACCTCGTAGCCTTTGATAACCCCGTAGTAGTCCGCTGCTGGGAGTGGGGGTGGCCGCCGGGCTTCTCCAGCGGGTTTCTTCAGCAGCCGTGAAAAGTCAACCATTTTCATGCCTTCATGCTAGGGCCTGTAGGCCCGGTTTTGAGAGGCGACTTCGCCTCTCGAGGTTGCCCCGAAAGCAACAGACAGAACTCGGGGCCACATTCTTCCATTGGGGATGGACTCCTGGGGAAGAGGTCTGCTGCTATGCCTTGGCTCTCACATCAGCGAAATAGTCCGCGAGGCCGGTTCCGATGTCATACTCGGGCTTGACCTTGAGTGGAGCGGTATTTTTTAGCTCAACCATGGTGGTCGAGTTGGTCAGGATCTTGCGCTTGATGGCCGTCCCTGAGCCGGTGGTGCGGACTTGCAGGACCGAGTTGAAATACCGGCCGATGCGAGGGGATAGGGCCTTGCCGAGTGAGGCCGGATAGCCATGCTGCGGGCCGTTGTCTTCGCCGATGTAGACGATGTGCGAGGAAATGATGACATTGCACTTGATGCTCTCATCATAGAGCATTTGCAACAGACTTTCAACTAAATTCTGGGCTGCATACCAGTCCGACTGGTGGGGCTGTTGGCCCAACCGAGCGTTCATGGAACAGACAAAGTTCATAGCTGCTGCCGAGGCCAGTGTCAACGAGTCGATGACCAGAACGTCCTGGGAGGTCCAGGTGGAAAGGGGGCCGAAATCCTCGGTTTCGGTTTTCCAATTATCCAGCAGCTTGACCAAGCGGTTCCAGACCGTAGCAGCCCGAGGCATCAGCTTACCTCCGATGTTTCTCATCGGATCGGTGAGGGTCTGATAGCTGACTCGCTGGAGCGCGTCTTTATAAGGGCTCTTGGCGTCAGAGAGCATATTGCTCAAGACATCCAGACCGTTGTCGAGGTCGGCGATGCGGAGATTATAGCCCGCTGCGGCCAATGAGGCCAGCGAGCCGGTTTTCCCGGCCCCCGAGTCGCCGATTAGGAGCATTTTGGTGGTGGAAGATGACTGGTGATTTGAGAGAGCGGGCACTAGCGTGGACTTTCATTCAGGAGGGTGGCTATTTCAGTGCAGGTTTCTTTAACCCAGTGTTGGAGATCTGAGCCCCAGAGTGAAATCCAGGCGGATTTGGGGAACCCAGGGCCGACTCCGAAGGCCATGACGACCTCTGGTCGGACAAAGACTTCTTCACCAGTGGAATAAGACAGGCGGATGAACTTGGCTGCCATTCAGATGAGGTCCTTCTCTTTGGCCAGCCACTCGGGCATGGTCATCTCGCATCTGTCCTCATCCCACTCGCATTGCGATTTGGGAAGCCAAACAGTGTGGATACCGTCATAGAAACGATACGCCATATCAGTCTCGCCTCGGATTTCGCCGAAGAGATCAATCAGGTCAGAACGGCTCATGCTGCTACCTCCGCGTCAGGGCCGCGCACTTTGGCTGGGTCCCAGATGTTTTTAACATAGTCGGTCTCTAGCCAACGCTGGCGGGCTGATGGTGGGCGGCTGCAAACTGGCCGGTAGGGACAGCCGCCATAGTTGTTACAAGCCTTGTCGTTCATTGGCCAGTGGTTGGCGTCAGCGGATTGGCCCATCAGCCCCAGCCAGTAGTAGGTGTCGAACAGCCATTCGTTGATCTGCTCGTAACTGCGGGAGATGATCTGGCGCTCGAAGCGAGTGAAGTTGACGGCGATCTGGATGCCATCACAGATGATGCCCCGAACGGGAGTCTCATAGGCGACATTACCAGCCAGTGTATACATACTGAACTGGTTGTCGGGACTATACTGAGCAAAATATGAACTGGAAAGAGTGAAGCCGGTAGTCTTGCGATCAACTATGAAGGCTTCGCCATTCAAGAGGGCGATCTTGTCCAGATGGCCGCAGAAAAACACCTGCTCGCCAGTGATGGGGCTGGTGAAACCTGAGTCGAATTGGAAGGTTAGCTCAACTGCTGGCTGGCCATTGCCGAGGATGACCGTCTGGAGTGGATCATCCTGACCAAAATGATCGAGATACCAGATGACGCTGCGGACCAGTGTCAGGCGATTTTTGAGATTGTGGCCTGACCACCACGGACGATCGCCTTTCCAGGTGGCTTCAAGCATCGCCTTGAGTGTGCTGCGAAGGGCGGCCTCGTGGTCTGAGCCACTGGCACGGGCGCGGTCGTAATGCTCCAGGGCTTCATGCAGGTAGATGCCGAAGGTCAGATGGACTGACTCGGTGCGCGGTGTCCAACCCTGGATGAGTCGGTAGTAGTATTTGCGGGGACAGGTCTTGAACTCCCCCAGGGAGGTCGAGTCAACGGTGGTCTGGAGAGTTGAGAGCTGGGTGGAGAAGCTCGAATTTGTGGACATGGTGGAAGCTCCTAGAGCATCAGCTCATCATCACCCAGTATGGGCTGCGGCAGGGCGGCTTTAATAGCTTTGGGAGTCTTGGCCCCCGAGGCCTGGGCTGCCGCGAAGCGGGCTCGCTGCTCCCGCAAGATCATCACGATCTTGTCCTCGTCTTCGAGGGACAGTTGAGATGGATGCCGAGAGAAAAGCTCGGAGAGGGAGTCCGGTGAAGCCTCGGAAAGGGCTGAGGATGTGGGTAAGAGTGTGGACATCGGGGATTAGTCCTCTGTAAGAGTATAAGCCTGAGCATGGGCTCCAGAAACTCGCACGGGTGCGGGCAAAGCCCGACGGTTGGCGTCTTGGGTCTCAATCTCCTTGGCACGAAGCGCCATAACCTTCTGGTGGAGGATGGCCCGAATGACAGTCGAGACCCCGACGGGCTTGATGCCCCGAGGGCCAAATCGACTCTCAAGATACTCCCAATCCTCATCATAGATTAGAAGATGCCGGGTGGATGCTGGGAAGTCCGTTCGCTTGCTCATTCGAATAAATCTCCCAGTTCTGGACTAGGTGGCCTCTTGGCTGTTGGGGCGGGGTGGCAGATCACCAGATCACCATCAGGGAAAGGGCTTATGCGGATTTGGAGCGCGGCTAGAGCGGGATCGCCGCTGTCAGCACGGGCTTTGTAGAACGCGGCCCGAGCACGAGCCGTGTCTGAGGTCTGGAGTATAAGCCCGATCGGCTCGTCAAGGGCGGCCTGGAGGATCGTGAGTAGGACTTCTTTACCGACGGCCATGCTTCGCAACTCCTTTGTGGGCTTCGCCCACTTAACACTCCAACGTGCTGAAGATCTCGGCTAGAGTGGAATTGGTGACTCGGGTTCGTTCGGCCACTACCAGCCGGGCGCGATTGCGGATCTCCGGCGAAGTCAGGAGTTGGTGATAATGGGTCTGAACGGCTGGGTCTTCCGGACCGAGGCTTCGACGGGTGCCCCATGCTTCGGCCTCTGCGGAAGCCAGTTCGTTTATTGCGGCCTCGATGGCAGAGATGGGCCGGGCGCGGCTGCGAACGAGGAACTGGTAATTGCAAGCGTAGTCGTAGATCCGTAGCTGGAGAGCCACATGACGGTCGAGAGTGAGGGCACCACCGGGAGCATCGGCCTCAGCAGCCTTGACCCACGGGGCTACGTTGTTGCGGATGTTCTCCATCATTAACTGGTTGAGGGCCTTGGCTTCACCCTCAGTCAGGATATGGCCGGGCAAGTAACGGCTGGGGATGGTGAAGTCATAGCGGTTGATGTGGAGACTTAGCGTCTCTGGTGCATCGGTAGTGGACATAGGTGGCTCCTGGTGGGGTATAGGGCTATGGTATGGCATCGTGGCCCCAGGGTCAACAAGCTGGGGCCATGGTCGCGTGTTTGCACGGCAAACGTGTCTTCAGGGCTAACAACTTTCCGCTGCCAATCATAACATCAGTTCTTCATCGTCGAGGATGATAACCGGGTGAGGTGAGAGAGGCAAAGCCCCCCTGGACTGGAAAGGCACGATCTTGGCTGTTGCGCGTCGAGGGATCGACGGTTTGGCCACAGCGGCGATCGCCGCTTCAAGGGCTGCTGCGGCGCTCCCACCCCGGCCAAACTCCCAGACCTTGATGCCGTCGGTGAGGTTGGCTTGCCAGAGCCACTCGGTGCTGCCATAGGGCTGGAACTGGAAGAGGTTGGCCAGCTTGAGGTCGCGAGTGGCTATGCGGTCTAGCAGGATGGGGATGCGGTTGTCAATCACGGTGCTCTCCTATTTGAAGACCTGAGTCAAAGGCAGCGGCTAGCTGGGGGTCAGAAGGCTCGCGGGCTGCTGATCCGGGCTGGTAGCCGGTAGCGGGGCCTTTCGGCCCCTCGGCTTCAGTAACGGTTATGCGGTAGTTCTCTCTCAGACCGCAGTTGAGCGGCCCGTATTGGTCGGTCTCGGTGCTAGAGACGACCCAGGAGGCGAGTTCGCGCCAGCGACCGTTGCCGGAGGTCTCCCGGCGCTGGACCATGATGGTATAGAATGTGGACTTTGGTTTGGACATTGGAGTGGCCTTTGAGGAGGGGATTTGAGACAGCAGACGGTGGACTTGATAGGCGTCTATCATGGTTGGGCCTCCGGCCCTAATGGAAATCCTTCAGGTTGGCAAGTATGAGCGTGTGCTTGGTCCGGGTCTCGCAGACGTAGAGTAGGTTGGCTTCTTGCTCCATGGCTCGCGGGCCGCCGAACTTGGCCCACTTGGAGGGTATCCGGCCGGGGTCGAGGTGGAGCACGGCGGACCACTCGAGACCTTTGGCCTTGTGGATGGTCGAGAGGACCACTCGGCCGGAGTCCTTGGCAAAGAGCCGCTCGATCTGGCGACGCAACGAGCCGACGTCGGGGGCTTGAGTGCCCTCAGCCACGGCTATGATGCAGTCCACTCGGTCGGTGATCCTCGAGGCGAGGTCGGGCTTGTCGTTGGCCTTGGCCTTGGTGAACTCCGCTTCGTGCCACTTCTCGAGGCGTTCGAGTAGGGCCAGGGTGGGTAGGCCCTCGTCGCCGGATAGCTTCTTGATAAGAGTCAAAAGGCCCTTACCGAGATCCCGGCCCAGGACATAGCAAGACACCCCCTGGCGAATTAGCTTAAAGGCCAGGTCCAGAATGGGGGCGTTGTTGCGACACAGCACGGCCACTTGGACTGAGGGATCGGGCAGAGCTGCTATGACGCTTTCCCAGCCCCAATCCTGAAGGCCATTAGCGCCTCGCCAGTCGAAGATGGCCCCGGGAGGGTTGGTCCCATGGGCCTGGAATAGAGGCACGTGAGCGCGCTGGCGAGCGGCCACGATCTGGGGCACTCGGAAAGAGGTCATGAGTGGCAGCTCGGTCCACGAGGACTCGGGGCGGAGTAGACGGATTTGCTTAGCGGCTTCGCCAACGGCTCCTCGGAAGGCATAGATGGACTGGTGCTGGTCCCCCACGGCCATGAGGCGGGTATCGGGCCGCATGGACTGAGAGACCATCCGGATCTGGAGGGGGTTGAGGTCCTGGTCCTCGTCCAGAAAGATCACTGGGAAGCGGCCGAATTGGCCGCCCAGCATGGTGGAGCAGTAGATCTGATCGTCGAACGAGATAGTGCCTTGCCGAGCGAGGCGGATGTTCTCAATCAGGGCCTCTCGGCTGATTTCCCAGAGAAAGTCGAAGTCATCCTGGGTGATGTCACTAGATGCTGAGGTAAGAAGCTCGGCCCAGCCCTCGCGAGTGTCAGGGACGAGGGTGGTGTTCAGGCGGTCTTCCTCGCGTGGCACGAGGCCCTGGATTTGGGCTTCGCGAAATAGTGCCCTCGCGGCGTCCCATTGGTCGGTAGAGAGGTCCATCTTGCGGTTCTTGGAGACCTGGGTGATTAGCTTACCACTCTTGCGGTCGTCCAGTTTGAGGGCCATGCCGGAAGCACGAGCCCAGGCCGAGTGGCCTAGGGCGTTCATGGTCTTGCAGGCGAAGTTACCGGGGAGTCGTTTAGACATCTCGGTTGCGATGCGTTTGTTGAACGCGAGGGCCAAAGCGGGGATCTTGACATGGCTGGCAGCCATTTCGAGGGTGGTGGTTTTGGCGCAGCCAGCTCCAGCTTCGACCATCGTCGAGCCACTCGACGCCGATATGGCGTCGAGAATGGCCTCCTGTTCGGGAGTGGGAGGGAAAGACATCAGTTGTGGTCCTCTACGGTTTGGCCGCTTGCGGTTGCAAGTTTATAGACGCGATAATAACCCGGGCCTTTGTTTTCTGCCGGAGCTAGTTTGCCTTGATGGTCGAGATGTTGGACGATAGATTGGACTTGGCCTCGAGACCTGAGACCCAGAGCTTTCTGCATTTCGGGGGTGGTGCGGGGTCTCTCGGAGACTAAGGCGAGGAACTTGGACATTCGAGTTGCCATAGTGAATGTATCTGCCCGCTCGATTGGGGGTTGCTTGCGGCGGCCTTTGTGCTTGTTTTTGCGTTTGGTGCGTGGAGCCATTGGCTTGGCGGCTCGAGGGGCTTTAGCCTTAGCTGGTGGCTGGTGGATCGTGCCGGTGTGGACGCCGATGCAGATGCCGTTGAGGACCATCAGATGGTCCCCCGGCTCGGCGATGATAGCAGTCATGCAGACTACGAGGTCTACTGGAACCTGGGTGGCCATGGCTGTCAGGTCTCCACTTCGTAGGTCATGAAGTTGGCAGTCCGCCGGATGAACTTCTCCCGCAGGAAGCGTCGGAGGCTCTCACGAATGGCCACTCGTTTGGCATTGGTGGACAGATGTGGGTCCGTGGTCCAGCTGCCGAGGAGGTCCACTAGGTCGAAGGGCTTTCCGCTACCAACGGCCTGCTCGTTGTCCCAACGAAGGATCAGGCGCTTGACCGTCGGGGCGTAGGTGGCTAGAAGGTTGGAGCCTGCGACTTTGCGGGCTCGAAGAGCCCGGTGAAATAGACAGAACTCGGTGCGAGAAAGGCGCTCGATCTCGTGAGCAAGCTGGAGGGTCTGGATGGCTTCGCAGACCATCCGGTAGCGAGTGATCGTGGCCACAGACTGGAGAACCCGGAGCTGGAGGAGATCCTCTCGGGTGAAGAAGCTGGTGTCACGATAGTCGGCCTTGATGGCCGAGAGGATGATCCGAGCGATCTTTAAGTCATTCGGATTTTGGCTGAAAGCTTTGGTTTTCTTCCTGATGGGGATTATTTTGGCTGAACGAGACATTGGGTGGACTCCAAAGGGAGGGAGGGGCATTAGCCGGAGCGTTAGCCCGCCCCCTCCAGGTTATTAGGCCGGTTCTGCTACTGTCAGCTTGACAGTTGGATAGCCCTCGGCGGCAAAGCCGAAGCTAGCTTCGTAAGGGAACTCAGTCAAAAACTGAGCCACCTCGATGTTGCCCGGGCCGCCCTGGGCGGTTTTGGCTCCCGTGCGCGGGATGTAGCCGATGTGAAGCGGCCCCTCGTTGGCCTCACGGTCGATGAGGTCTTGGGGGGTGTAGCCCGTGCCCTCGAGAGCTGCGGCCAGGACGGCCCACTGGCTGATGGGATAGGTCTTGCTGAGAGATACCAGGACCTGGATGGCGTTCTCGTCATAGGGGTTATCGGGCTCGGCCCGCAGCAGCATGGGCGTGCCAATGGGCAGGACCTCGAGGAGCTGTTTGGCTGGGGGCCGGAAATGGGCTCCGACGATGGGAGTGGTGAGAGTTCTCATGACTGGGATGATCCTTGTTATTTGCAGTCTTCTGTTGCGCTGATGGCCTCGCCGATGGCCTCGGAGGCGTTGCCGAGGACGTCGATGAAGTCGGAGACTTGGGAAATTTCATCCTTATCCTGCTCGTCGTCTTCGACCTCTTCGAGGGACTCGAGTTCGGTCTCGGAGTCGCCCTTGATGTCTTCGATGATGCGCTGGGCATCATTGAGTGCGGTGATGGCGAGGTTGAGAGCAGTGGTTTGGGTCTCGGTCGGCATGGTGGACTCCTAGTGGGGTTCCAGCACAAGCGCTGGTCGAAAGGCCAAAGCGGGTGGCGAAGCCCGCTCGGCCCTTCGATCAAGGCTGGTGGCTGTTAGGCTGCCTCCTCGCAGTGGTGGAAATACCGGCACCAGCCCTCGGGCTTGATGTCGCCTGCGACGATGTGGCAGAGGCCCATGGAGGTGGATGTGGGGCCGATGGTCCAGTAGAGGCAGATGGCACAGTGCTCTTGGGGCGTGCCGTTGGGGGTGTAGTCGGCGGCTTCTTTGCTGCTAACGACTGGCATGGTTTAAGCCTCTGGCTCGGGTTCAAAGGGTTGGAGATTGGAGTCGAGGACTGGAAGAGCCGCTTGCATCGCGTTGATCCAGGTGGTGAGGTCGTTGTAGGCTAGGTGGAGTTGGTTGCGGCCGTATGGCTGGTGGGTGATGGTTTGAGCCATGGTCCGCATCGCGGTGGGGGTGCAGTGGCGGTTGAGTTTGACTCCTGCTTCGAGCCAGAGGCCGATGGCGGAGCGGAGGCTCATGACGGCGTAGAGCCGGGTGGCATCGTAGCCTACCATGGAGATGGACGAGGCAGAGACTTGGATATAGGAGTCAACGCCGGGGAGGGTTCTCATGGTTAGTGGCCTTTGGCAAAGAGGTGGTGGATTAGTTTAGCTAGTTTCTTGGTCTGACGGTAGATGTGGACTATGGTGTGGACTCTGTGGACTATGGACATGAATGGGCTTCCGGTTGGTGGCTATCCAGGCTTCATTGCGGCATTTGGATGAACAGTAGAGTTTGTTCGACCTCGGCTTGTCGATGGGGCGTCCGCAGTTAGGGCAGATCGGCTGTTGCACGATATGCCGCCTCCTCGGCTTGGATTTCGGCAGCGTGGGTGGCGCAGTAGTCTTCACAACTGAGTCCATGAGCGTCTCCGAAATCTAGGGTTTCGGTGGCCTCTGCGGTGCAACCCCAGGCGTCGCAGCGGGGCCGGGGAATTTCGCCCTCGCCGTGGCAGTCGGGGCAGGGCTCGGGCCACACATCTGGATCGTTGCCCCCGTATTGGCTGCGATAGACTGTGCCGTCTTCGCAGTGTGGGCAAGGCCGATAGGCTGGGATTGGGATGGAGAGGAAGGGCTGTTGGGTGGTGGACATGGCTGGTGGCTCCTGGTTAGTGCGGCTTCGCCGCCTGCTCACAATGCCCAGACGAGGATTGCGAGGAGATAACAAGCGACTATGCCGATGCAGAGGACTAGTGTTTCGAGGGTGGTTTGCATGGTGGAGGCTCCTAGAAGGGCATCTCGTCGTCACGAAAGACCTTGGGGAGTGGCTGACGTTTGGCAGCCATTACCTCTACTGAGTTGAAGTAGAGGTTGGATGGGCGAGGTGGCGCTGGTGGATAGGTTCGTTTGGTGGCTGGTGACTGGTGGCTGCCAAAAGAAGCCGTGGCTTGGATGGCGTGCCGGTGATAGAGGCGAAGCAAGAGGATCGCGCCATCGGCTCGGTTCATGTTTGATATGGCAGACTGGAAGATCAGTCGGGCTTCGTCCTCGGTGGTGTAGTGGTGGAAGAAAGCCGGGAGTGGATCAGGCATGGTCCACTCGATGGTCCAGAGGTGTTTGGGGTATTTGTGGCTCATTTTGGTGCCTCCGGGTCGGGGATAAGCCGGTAGAGCCGCTGGTTGCCGTCGGCCCCACGAAGCCAGATCAGGCGGTAGGGGGCCTGTTTGGAACCTGCGAAGAGGTCGATGACACTGGCGGGGGCGGCCGTGCCGCCGGACTCGAGGCAAAGTTTGGCCAGTTCGGATGAGGTGATGGTGGGATGTGCGAGGGTCATGTCTGGGGGTCCTCGGGCCGGTTGTCGAACTCGTGACATTCCCGCATCAGCATGAGGGCGGTTTCCCAGACCTCAGCGGTTGGGGTTTGGCCCCATGACTGGTGGTCGGTGCGGGACTCGAGCCAGAGGTTGGCAAGTTCTTGATTGTCGTGGGGCCACTCACGAAACCAGATGGCGTAGTAGCGTCTCCGCAGCTTGCTGAGAGTCGCCACGCCGGGCTTCAGTCCCGGCCTCATGGGGCTTCGCCCAAGCTAGTGGCTGGTGGGGTGGCCGCTCTTGGCGGGAGGGGCCACATCGGCTCGATGATGTAGCCGTCAAGTGTGGATTGGGGGATTTTGGTGGCCACTGAGATGGTGGCTACAAGCACCGCCCATTTGACTGTGAGTTCGCAGCGGATGGTGTTGAGGATGGCGTTGTCGGGATAATCTGCGAGGTTGTCGATGCACTTGGAGAGCTGGTTGGCACCATAGATCATCTGGCGACATTCGCGGGGGATTTCGATGAATAGTCGGTGGCGGGGGATCATGTGGGTGGACTCCTTGGTTGGTGGCTGGTAGAGCGATGTGCTCATAGAATGGGGGGGCTCGCCCCCATTCCACGAAAACAACGCCTCAGAAAGAGATTTTGTCAGAGTCGGCAAAGATGTCGGGGTCTGGTGAAACCTCGAGGTCTGGCGAAGCCGGGGCCGGGAGCAACAGAGAAAGCTTGTTGGCGTGCTTCATCTGGTAGACTGCAAGGGCGTCGCGAACGCATTGGGAAAGAACCTGGCCTTTCATTTCGCCGTTCTTGGAGTAGGTCTCGCCGAGTTCGACCTGCCACGTGCCCTCATCGCCCCAGGACATGATGAAGTGGCAGCCGTTGTGGCTGGTGGAGAGATTGGGGGCGCTTTTGTGTGCGGCGGCGAAGAGACTGGTGATACGCTTGCGAAGCAACATCTCGAACTCATAATCGGTGAGAGTGTTGTTGAGATAGTTGACGAGAGCGAGATCACGGAGTGGGGCTGTGGAGAGGGATTTGGGAAGGGCGTTGAGTTCTGGTGTGGACATGGTGGGATGCTCCTAAGATTGGCTGGTGGTGGTGGTGGTGCTTGCGCCCTAGCCCGCCCAACGGGAGTATTCGGTTGTGGCCTCGGTAAGGGTGTCGAAGTCTTTGCTCCAGCGAATTGAAGCGCCGTCTGGGGCAACACACATCACGATGTAGGGTTTGTAAATCGGGTAGTCTGTTGTGTAGAGGCAGATTTCCTCTCCTGATGGAAGTGTGTGCTGTTTGCAGGGTGTTAAAGTAATTCTGGCCATAGTGGGGGGAGTTTCCTTCTGGTGGACTGGTGGCCGGAGTGGGGGCCAGCTTGCAGTTTAGACCGTTGACGCGGATTTATCAACGGTTTTTATTGCATGGCCGATATGCACCGAGAGCATGGCTTGCCCAGCCACTCGTGGCTTGTGATCTTACTGGGACCGCTTGCGGCTCAGCCCAGAGAGAGTTCGATGATAAAGAATGACTGACGGGTGAATGGCACCGCTATGGTGTCGGTGCCAGTGGCCACGCGAAGTGGCTGGGAGGTGGATGGGCTTGGGCTGGCGGTTAGGGGGCGAAGCCCGTCCCAGAGGCGAATGAAGGTCGGACGAAGCCCGGGGAACTGGTAGGTGACGGGCGAAGTGGGTCCCCAGATGGGAAGGATGAAGGTGTTGTCGGAACGCTGGTAGAGGGCGGGCCGTGGTCCCCAGGGCCGGGTGGTGATGGGGATCGGCCCGGTCTCGAAAGTATCGGCCCGGTGGCTGTTGTCGGTGAATATGTCGGCTAGGAGGTCGTGGTTGAGTTGGGGGCGAAGCCGCTCGGGGAGTTGGCTGGGGTTCCAGTCTATTGCCCGCAACGCGGGCAATCCCCAGTCACGAGCGGCATCTGGCCGTGGGTCGATGACTGGTGTCCAGTGGCTGGTGGTCCAGAAGAACCATTGGCCAGTGACCTTTTGGAAGAATAGCTGGCGGGAGAGCCAGATGGCCTGGGTGACTGGTGAGGCGATGGGGTCTGGATATCCGTTGATGAATAGAGTCGGGGTGGACTGGGGGCCGTGTGGGGCCAGGGTCCAGGTGTTTTGGCTGGTGTCGGTGATTAGAGTGGGATCACCCGGTCGGGGGCCGGGGATTAGGATGGTGTTGTCTGGGGATGGTGGGACTGCGGGGGCTGGTGGCTGGAGGATGGCGGTTTGGAGGGTGGACATCTGCATCCGGAGAGTGGAAAGAGTGTCGATGACCGCTTGGAGAAGGGCCGGAACTGTTGGCTGGTGGCTGGGGTGAGTGGACATTAGATGGGCTCCTTGCGTGAGGCTTTCCAGGCCAAGTAGGCCGGATCATGTTGGGTTGGGTCGGTGGCTGGGTCTAGTTCGGCGGCTGTTGGTAGGGGCTGGTGTGGGTGTGGGGACTGCTGGCTGGTAGGGTGGCTGGTAGGGTGGGTGGTAATTGGCTGGTGGTAGTCGGCCAAGTCGGCAAGGCCCTGGAAAGCCTCATCGTCTGCGTCGATGCGGGCTGCGAGAGAGGCAGCTCGGTTGGTGGGTGAATTGGCTGGGAAGGCTGGGAGGCGATGGGCTAGTATTTGATCGGTTGGTGGCTGCTGGGGGTGGGGCTCTGGTGGCTCGTGGCTGGTGGAGGTGGGGTGGCGTTTGTTATAAATTCGGCGCTTTTCGATGGCGTTTCGCTTGTGGGTTAGGTTGAAGCGGACTCGCTCAGCCATTAGGATGCCGGTGGCCACCGAGTCGGCTGGGACGGTTGTGTTGAACTCGTCGGTGAGTTCATTGAAAGCCTGGGCCATGGTGAGCTGGCCGGAGGCGATGAGGCGGCATTTGAGGTTGAATGAGGCCCGGAGGGTTTGGATGGTGTCTTGGAAGTGCTCCCCGGCTGTTATGGTGACGAGGAGACGTTGCTGGGTGATTGGCATGGTTGGGTGGACTCCTGGTGGGTGGGTGGGTGGAGTGGCTGGTAGGGGGTGTGGGGCAACAACTGGATGATAAGGGGCAACATGATGGCAATGTTGTAATTGATTGTTGGTGCGGGTATGTGTCCCGCCGGGTGGCTCCAGGGGTATGCTTTTCAGTCTGACTTCTTAAAAAAAAAAAATTTACTATAAGGGAGTATTAAAAACACAGTGGCCAAGTGGCATACCCCTGGAGACATGGAGGGGGGTGGACCTTCTCCAACACTCAACTACAATGTTGCTAGCTTGTGGAGCAACACCAGCTGGATGTCGGGGTGTTTGCCGTGCAAACATGGCTTCAGGGTTAACAAATGGGGGCCTGAAACACAAAAAGCCCCGCACTATGGCGGGGCTTAATGGCTGGTGGGAGAGGATTAGAAGCCTAAAACAACGGCTAGAGCGGTGATTATCACGAACAGCTCGATGGTATTCATGCCTCACTCCCAATTTTGGGATGATACCACTGGTTATCGTCACAAGTTCCGATGTATTCATACCCCTCGGGCTCGGTCAAGGCCCGGACTTGACGGGCCAGATCATTGTAGTCCTTGGCTTTCAGACGGACTGTCTGAAAATATGGCTCGTCTCGACGGTCATACTTGTTCGTCTGACAGAAGACTACGTTATAGGTTCGCATGGCGTGGACTCCATGAGGAGGGCTCGAAGCCCTCCCGGTTATGGACTGGGCTAGAGACGGGTTCCAACGGGTTCGTTCAAGAGGAACTCCATCAATTTGGGCCAAGCCTTGGAGCTGGTGCGGGTGCGACCGACTCGAACGCTGCCCTGGCCGACGTATATGGACTTGTCTGGGAAGCCCTGGCCCTCGGGGAACAGGTCTCCGGTGGTCCATTCAACCCAGCCATGGGCATAATGGTCAACGGGCTTGCAGCCGTGAGACAAGAGGGCCGAGTTTATCTTGGTGCGCTGTGTCATGGTGTGGACTCCATGGTTGACGTTGCCTCACTCCCCATCTCTCATCCCGGGCTTGTGACCGGGCAATGGCTGGGTTAAGGCGCGGGGGCTTTCGCCCCCGCCGGTAGGCTAGAGATCCAACTCGGTGTCTTCGATTGTGGCAGCCTTGGAGGCTGCGGCCGCCCGTTTGGCCGCTTCCACCATCTCCCGCGCCGCCGTCTCGAGAGCCGCCCGTTCCTCGGGCTTCATCCGGGCTTCGTAGCCCTCAATCGCGGACTCAATGGTGCGGGATTGCGGACCGGAGGCGGCCACCCAGTTCCAGGTTTTGGTGGCTTTGTCGTAGGTCACTCCTTTGCCCACCTTGTCATTCAGAACCTTGCGGACCGTCTTGGCGACCAGCTTGGCGTATGTGGACTCGAAGGCGTCCATACGGGGGCCGCTTGGCGCACGGCTGCGCGTTCCCCATGAACCATCGTAGAAGCTCGCCACATAGTCCATCCGATACTCGGCAGCCAGTTCCTCCACCTTGGACTCGTACTCGTCCTGGCTCAACTCGCCCGACGCGATCAACTTTTTGGCGACCGTTCCGGCCTTGGACAAAGCCTCGTTGGAGAGGACATGGCGCAGCCCCCGCGTGGTGGCCAGGTCGATGACCGACTGCGGCAACGCCGCCAGGTCGATGACGATCGACTCGTTGAAGGTGAAAATACGCGACTCGGTGTTTTCCATGGTCTCAGACATTTGGTAGTCTCCGGTTATTTCCGGCGGGGACCATCCCCTTGCCGGTAAAAAGATATTCGCACATTCCGGTCCGAGTATCAAGTAAATAATGCACTCGGACCAAACTTTTTTTCGTTTCCTTTCCGTTCCAAATCCGGGCGGCCGATCCGCCCGGTCCTAGCCCCTAAAGCCCCGCATACTGCAGGGCTGTTTGGGCCATGGTGGCTGGCTAGTGGCGACTGGTGCCTATTGCCATGCTCGCCACGTCAAACACATACTCGGCTTGTGGCGCGGCAGGTTTGACCGCTTTCGGCGCTTCGCGCGTCGCATCAAGTGCTGCGAATAAATCATCCGTTGTCAATTCAGCCCCCGGGTTAATCAGCCGGTCAATACCGGCTGTGACGATGGACTCGGCGACAGCCTCGGCGATTAGGACCGGCCGGGCAGGCTTGGCGACTGGTGCGGCCGTGACTGCGGCAGCGCCCCACATGCGGAACGGCGCGAGCGGCTTGCGATTATCGGCATACCATGCCTTGCGGTCCGCGTCCCAGCGCGCGCCGAGCCGCTTGGCCATATCCTTCTGCGCGTATGGCACAGTCAGATACACGCGGAACTCGGCCGCGACTGCCGAGGCATAGGCTGCGCGATTGTTCGGCGCGTTCGGCGCGGGCGCGCGTTTGCAAACCGTGCAGTTCCAAATCCCAAAGGAGCACTTCCAGGCCATCCGTTGTTTCCTTCTCTTCACTTTCAATATAATACACCAATCGACTGGAATGTGGTGCGTTATCCCGGAATACCAGATGCGCGCGCAGCACATGACTCGCCCGGGCCGGATCATAAGCAGCTATATGATATCGCACGCGATCATATCAACTGGGATGATAGCATTGCTTATAGTATCATAGGCTATCATCCCAGCTGATATCATAACGCACGTTACTATCGCCCGCTCGGGGATTAATAAGCTCGGTTATGATATCGTGCGTTATAGTATCGGGTGATATCATAACATCTGTTATGATAGAGCACGTGATAGTGCCGTGCAATATCATAAGCACTGCTATCATATCGCACGTGATAGTAACGTGCGTTATCATAAGCACTGTTATGATAGCGTTGTCTATAGTAAGCAAGGCTTACGATCGTACTGGTTGCGGCATCGTAACGACCGGCTGCCGCCGGCTGGCGGAGACGGGGGGACCGACCCAAAGGGATCCCTTACTGGGTGGGTAGGAACACAAACTGACAGTTTTTGAAAATAGACCATGGCTATACACACCAGCCCTCAAGCCATCCCCGGGCGGTTCCCGGCCATGCTTCGCACCTCACCCTATCCCCGGCCCCTGTCCACCCCCTACAGTTCCCCCACGGGCCACCAGCCCTAGCTGCGTCCACCAGCGAGCTAAAGCCCGGGGCCAAGCCCCACCCCCTCGCTGCCAGGAGATGAAGATGCGAGACGCCAGCCACCAGCCACTAGCCAGAGCCGAAGGCTCACGAGACGAAGCTGCGATCGAGGCCGAAATTGTGGCCAAGAACCTAACAGCCCCCCGCCTGTCCCCCGCGCTGATCGACGAGACCATCGTCGCCGAGGCCTATCATGTTTTCCCCAATACCAGCCTCACAGTCTGCGTCCTGACCCTCCGCAATGGCTACATCGTCACCGGAGAGTCCGCAAGCGCCTCAATCGCCAACTTCAACGCCGAGTTGGGCCGCAAGATCTCTCGTGAGTCCGCCCGGAATAAGATCTGGGCCCTCGAAGGCTATCGGCTCCGTCAGTTACTCTTCGAGAAGGGAGCCGCATAATGGACCCCTCTGAGCTAGTTATCGGGAGCGCCCGCGGCGCTCGGGGCTCAAAGAGCCCCATTCCCCTCCAATTCCAGATCATCCGCTCCCTTACCCCCGACGATCTACCAGACCTGGTTTCACCACCACCTCTCGGCTCAACAGCCCCAACCGTCCAATCCCTCCGAGCTTCGCATCACCAGCTCGCCCAGCTGCTAGCACGCGGGACAGCAGCCACCGAGGCTTCGCTAATCACGGGCTATTCCATCTCTCGGATCTCAATCCTCAAGTCCGACCCGACTTTTGCAGAACTTCTGGCCTCTTACACCGTCAACCGCGAACTAGTCTTTGCCGATACGCTCGATCGGATGCGGATTTTGGGCCTCTCGACCCTGGACGAACTGCAAGACCGCCTTGAAGCCGACCCGGCTCGCTGGTCAAACCGTGAGCTAATGGAAATGGCCGAGCTAATGCTCGTGAAGCCTCGCATCGCGACTCCCATGGGCCAGGCCAGCGCCCTCGGAGGCTCAATGCCCGGCCACGGAGCCTCCAGCGGGGGCCCTGGCGTAACAGTCAACGTCAAATTCGTCACTGCCGAGACGCCAACCCTGGTCATAGAGGGCGAAACCAGATGAGCGTTGGGCTCCTACCCCCCGGATTTCTCCAGTTCCTCGACTCTAACGGCGATCCTCTCACCGGGGGCTCGGTAGCCTACTACGATCCAGCCGTTCCAGGCTCTTTCAAGACCATCTGGGCCGATAAAGACAAAACCGTAGCCGTTCAGAACCCCTCCCCACTCGACCAAGCCGGTAGGCCCACCAGCGGTGGAGCCACAGTCGGCATCTGGGGAGAGGGTCTCTACCGCATGGAGGTCAAAAACGCCCAGGGCACCCTCCAATGGACCGCTATTACCCTCGCTAGCGGCGGTGATGACAGCCTCCTCAACAAGGAAATAGCAGACCGCATAGCAGCCGATGACGCTCTACGAGCCCTCATCAACGCAGAAGTCACGCGAGCTACCAACGCAGAGAACGCTCTCGGGGCTCGGATCGACAAGGAGATCACCGACCGAACAGCCGCCGATGCCCATCTCCAAGACGAAATCAATGCTGTCAACACCCGGATTGACAACCTCCCCACCGGAGGAGGTGGCGGCGGAACCGTCATCACAGTCAAAACCGGCCAAGCTACATCTACCGCTGAGGGTGATTTCAACATTGTTTTTGCTCAACCTTATCCCAATCATGTCCTCAACATCATCATCGACAGCTCCATTGCCATTCCACCAGCCCTCATCCGCTATCAGATCTGGAACAACTCAGCCGACGCCATTTCTGGACATCTCGAAATCGGCGCACTAGGGCCAGAAGAAAATGGCCAATTTACGTGGACTGCAGCCCAGTTCCGTCTCTTCAACTGGTATGCCACAGGCTACTAGCCCCAGCCATGTCCCGTCAAATCTCAGGGCTCCGATATGCCCACCGATATCCAGCCAAGTGGCCCCCGGCAATCCCTCGGCCTCGACCACGGGGCATCAAGGCCCTCGGTGCCCGTTACGAGTCAGCCTTCGCCAAGTCCCTTCCCGCAGCAGAACGTGGCGTATGGTGGGAGTTTATTGATGACAACGGACCCGGCCTCTGCCAAACAGACTTCATCTGGATCAACGGCCCAGACATTATCATCTTCGAGTGCAAACACACTTGGACCGATGAAGGCATGGCCCAGCTTGCTGGCCTCTATATCCCAGTCGTGTCCCGGGCTCTACAACGTAACGTCACGGGGATCCAGATCTGCAAGCACCTTGTCCCCTGGGCGGGTCCCACGGCCATCAGTCTTGAAGAAGCCCTAGCTAACGCCCGGGTCACGGGCCAACCAACTACCCTTCATTGGCGGGGACTTGTGCCAATAGCGCCTTCCGCGAAGCGCTCGGAGCCACCATTCACCAACCAAGGAGCCTTCCTATGACCGAAAAAGTAACCCCTGCAGGCCACAACATCCCTCCTGGCGGCGCCGCTGGCTCTCACAGCCTCAGCGAAGCTGTGGCGGACCTGCACAAGCAGCACCCGATCAAGTGGAACGACCTCGGGCCGCATCACGGTGGAACCACTCATATCCGCCATCAGCCCGTTTCCAGCAATGTCTACAAGGGTCGCTAGAACCAAGCTTCCAGCTCCCCCATCGCCTGTCCAGATCTGCTGCCATGGCTTCTGTGTGGTGGCCTATCTGGGCAGGTGGTGCCCCCGGATCGCCACGCACCAGCTACCAGCCAATAGGGCCAATGGCCCAGCTAGGAACCCAGGCCATGAAGCGACCCCTTACTCCCAAGCAGACCTACTCGCCCAGGCCTCTTCGCGGCGAACGGCTGAACGACACTCGGGCACTCGTCGCTAACGGCATCCCACCGCCCCAGGGAGCCTACGAACTGCACTACCGGCCTTCGGCGGAAGCCTCGGTGACGGACCCTAGCCAAGGTGGCACTCGAGACACCATGCGGAGCGTCGAGTGGAGCGGCACCACCGGCCCGCCAGCCCCCGGCGGTGGTCCTGGCATCTTACCCCGTCGCTCGCCAGCCCCCGACCAGGGCAGCACTCTTCGCCGCACAATGGACTATATGAACTGTCCGAAAGGCCACTAAGATGCCCGGATCTGCCGCCGCGCGATCGCTCTATCAGTCTGGAGCCCCAATCCAGCGAGACGATGAGTTCCATCCACCCACCAGCTCGGTCGATCTGCCAGGGCGCATCAAGCAGCCAGACATCAATTCCATCGCTGGTTGGGCCTCGATGCTCCTGAATGGAGCCCAAAACCCGGCCTTCGAGCCCAAAGTGGTGATCCTCAGCCGTGGCAGTGAGTGGCCTGGAGTGGTCTTCGTGGCCACCTCCAAAGCCGTAGCCGCTGGTTATCTGGGTGCCAGGCGCTTTGGCCTCAAACGCTGGGAAGTGGAACTCGGCACCGCCGAGGCCGAACTGGGGGCCAACACTGGCACGAACTTCATCATCGACCGCTTCGATGACGCGGGCGAGGTCGTTCGTCCATCAGCCATGGTCATCAACCGAGCTACCGGCGTGACGACCTTTTCCAGTCTTGCTGGCAGCAGCATCACCCTCGATCCTCTTCCGCCCAATGCTGTAGACGACGTTGCAGCCGCAGCAGCCGGTGTGGAGGTTGGCAAACTATATCGCAATGGCTCGGCTCTAATGGTCCGAGCCGTCTAATATCAGCCACCAGCACCAGGGGGACTCCCGTATGGCTCACATGGCAATCGACTCCCAGCCTAACATCACGGGTGCTCTACCCGCTGTCGCACCCCCACTAGTTCCAGAGGCAATTCCGGAGATCTCCGGCTGGTATTCGATGCTCGAGTCCTATGCGGCTCGGATACCCACCTTTGACGCCATCACACTAGTCGACTATCCCCCAGTCAACCCCACAGACGCAGTTCCGAAGCGCTATGTGGATGAGCTGGTGGAGACCCGAGTAACAGGGGTCTCGAGTTTTAATGGCCGAACCGGCCCAGTGACGCTACTACCTATCGACGTAGCTAACGCTGGAGGTCTGCTAACCACTGGTGGGACCATGACGGGGACACTGGTCCTCAATGGCAACCCGGTGGGAGATTTTGATGCAGTTACGAAACAATACCTCGACAATAACTTCGCCCCATTAGTCGGCGGAACCTATGTCTCCAAGGCTGGGGACACCATGACCGGCCCGCTGGTGCTGTTTGGCCCACCCGTGGGCCTCCAGGACGCCGTAACCAAAGCCTATGTCGATGGCCTTGTCGGAGCCAGTGCCTCTGGTGTCGTGACCTGGAATAACCGCTCGGGCGTTGTCACGATGAACACCTCGGACATTCTGGCCGCAGGTGGAGCCCCCATAGTCGATCCGATCTTTGGAGGTATTCCCCAGGGGCCAACTCCCCCGCCCGGGACCTCCAACACCCAGCTAGCAACCACAGCTTATGTCTCCGAGGCCCTAGCCACCCGCATCGGCAACATCACCCACGTAAGCAGCTGGAACGGTCGAACTGGGGCCGTGACATTCACCCTGGCGGACCTTGTGGCTGCAGGTGGCGCAAGCCTCAACAACCCGATCTTTACTGGTGATCCCCAGGCCCCCACCCCATCGGCTGGGGATAACGACAACAGCGTCGCCACGACAGCGTTTGTCCATACTGTGATGAACACCAGCCTTGCAAGTTCGCTTGCTGGCTACCTCCCGCTCTCTGGTGGCACGCTTGCTGGCCCCGGCAATCTGGCCGTTGGCGGCAGTCTCCAGGTCGCAGGAACCCTCTCAACCAATGCAACTGCTGGCATTGGCGGCACGGGAGTTGTCTACAGCGGCATCGGCGGCGGACACAGCCATGCTTTCCACTGGGACGGCGCAGCTGTTGTGGCCTACGTTGATGGCACTCCCATCGGCCCCCTGGCCACCCAGGCTTATGCCGCGAGCATTGTCGGCAGCTTTTTGCCAATTTCGGGCGGCACCATCACCGGCAGCTTGACAGTCAACGGCAATCTGGCAGTTGTTGGCGTAACTTCAGCTGGTAACGTCGGCATCAACTACCCAGTGAGTGGCCAGGGTAACTACCATGCCTTCGGCTGGGATGGATCTTTCATCCAGGGCTTTGTCAATGGGACTTACGTAGGCCAGCTGGCTACAGCAGATTGGGCCAATAACAGCTTCGCCACTTATGCCTGGGTGAATGGTAACTTCAAGCCTGCAGGGGCTTATTCTCCCAACCAGAACGTAGACGTCGGAGCAAGTGTAACCTTTGGCAATATGACTGCCAATGGTGGTATCAGCGGTGCAGCAGTCAATACTGCTCGGTATTACTACTTCAGTAACAATTCTGGAGATTATCTGGCTTTTGATCCTCCATCTTCAAACTTCTATTTCACTTCTCGTGGTGAGAGTCGAATGGTCATCAATGGCTATGGCGACATCATCGTCTTCGGAACAGCCTACAAGCCCGGCGGCGGGCCATTCAACGACTACTCAGATGCGCGGATCAAGACCGTTCTGGGAGACTACGCAAGTGGCCTCACTCAGATCTTGGCACTGCATCCCGTAAACTATCAGTTCCTCAACAACGATCCGAACCATAGGGCCACAGGTGACACCCCCAAGACCTTCACCGGGCTGATTGCACAGGAAGTTGAGCTGGTGATGCCTGAGATGGTCACTCTAGCCCCAGGTGAGATTGATGGTGTTGCAGTGGAAGATATGCGTGTTCTGGACATGACGGCCTTACCAATGGCCCTCATCAACGCTATTAAGACCCTGGACGCTCGATTGACCGCCCTGGAAGGAGCCGCCCCATGACCATGAGCCCCCGTCAAATTGCCAGCTTCCAGCAGGAGCAGGTGATTGAAGGCAGCCCCCCGGGCTCCCAGCCACCAGACACGCCTGTTGGGCCACCCCCGGTAGACTTGACCACCAGTGGCTGGCCATCTGAGCTCAAGATCGGCGCAAGGTTCCCGACTTTCGACCGGGTGACGATCGTCGAGCCACCAGTCAATCCCACAGACGCCATCACCCGGGAGTTCCTTGATTTAGCTCTAGCGGGCATCGGGGGTGAGGGCGAGGGTGTTCCGGACGCTCCAGTAGATGGCTTTGCCTATGGCCAGCAGGACGCCAACTGGGCAAAGGTCCTCCCGCTTGCCGGGGGCCAGATGACTGGGCCGATCGTCCTTGATGGAGACACCACGACTTCAACAAAGAGCCTCACGACCGCACTAGCTCCCCTGGGCGGCGGCACTGCGATGCTAATTCAGCCTGCTGATGCAACGACCGGAAACGGTGGAATAGTCAAGATTGTGGGCGGAGACGCTTCATCGGCTGGTCGGTTTGCTGGTTCTGTTCAAATCTTTGGTGGCAGCGCTAGTGGCGAAGCGGCTGGTGGTCAGGTTTCGCTCAACGGCGGATTTGGCTCCGCGACTGGTGGTGGTGGAGGGGTGTCGATCTCCGGTGGTGGGAAATCTGGTGGAGGTGATTATGGCCTTATCAGGCTATTCAATTTACCAGCCGTTGCACAAACCGACGCAGATGCAATCTGGAATAACGCAGGGGTCCTGAACATCGGCCCCGGCGGATCGGGTGGAGGTGGCGCTACAGGCGATTTCCTGCCACTGACTGGTGGCAACATGACCGGGCCGATCATCTTTCCGACGCTGCCCAGTGGCCTGAATAATGTGGCGCTTCAGGGGCTTAGCGCGGCTGTCGGTTCAGGCGAAGATGGAGCCCATATCGCTATGGCCGCTGGTGTCGGCGATGGCGAAACCGGTTCTGGTGGCCAGTTAGGTCTTTACGCAGGTAACGGAAACTACGGCGGCACGCTGTTCCTCAATGCCGGTAGTGGTGTCGGGACGGGTATCGGCGGAAGCGTCTCCATGCGGGGCGGGAACAGTGAGGCACTCACCGCTGGTCATGTAACGATATCCGGCGGAACGTCCAACGCGACCACGGGTTTAGGTGGTGGTGGTAACATCAGCATTAACGGTGGAAGTGGTCTGCGCGGGGGTGATCTCAGCCTGTTTGGTGGTGCGGCGTCCACGCTCGTGGGTGGTAGCGTCTCAGTTAATACCGGCACCGGTCCTCAAGGTGGCCCCCTCACGATGCTCGTTGGTCGATCCACGGGCGTTGATATGTCAGGCTCACCGATCCTCATCAAGGCAGGGGACGCGTCCGATGTCAGTGCTGGCTATGGCGGCAATTTCGAGCTGTATGCTGGCAACGCCGCAGGGACCAATGGTGGTGGGAACCTCATGCTGCATGCTGGGTCGGGAGCCAGTGGCGGTGCGGTGCGTCTCTATGGTGCGAACGCGAATGCCGCTGAAACTATCAAGGGCAACGGCGGCGGTGTAGAGCTGTATGGTGGTTCCGGTGCAGGAACGATTGGCTATGGTGGCGACGTTCGGCTGAACGGAGGCGACTCTCCTTCGCAGAACGGTGGTGATATTCTGCTGACCGCCGGACAGGCGATAGGGACAACGGGAAAGGGCGGCCTCGTTCACCTGGTTGCGGGTCAAGGTTCTAGTCAAGGTGCTGTCGGAGGCGACATTATCTTAGCTGTGCGCACGACTGGCGTGACTACACCTCCGGGCGAACTTCGTATAGAGGGCTTGTCAACAGTTGCCACTGCCACCACAGATGCAATCTGGAACAATAACGGTGTGCTCAACATCGGTGCAGGCGGCTCGTCTGGTGGTTCAGCTGATGCTCTGCCCCTCGCTGGCGGCACCATGATCGGAAATATCAACTTCGGAATTGATGCGCTTGGGCAAACACTGGGGGGGATAACCACAGCGAACGCACCAGTCGGGACTGCTTTGAACGGAGGCAGCCTTTTTATATCCACTGGTGACGGAGACGGCGGCTCCAATAATGGAGACATCGTGCTGAGCCCAGGCACGGGCCTGACCCGGACTGACAGCGATATATTTATTCAGGAGGGCGGCAATTTAGTTACAGGCAATAACGTCAAGATTACTTCGTTTGTGCACCCAGTCAGCGCGCAAGGGTTCCCTCTCGTTATCAGCGCAGCTGATAGCTCAATTCTTCCAACTGGAAAAGGTGGAGATCTCAGGCTATCGGCTGGTGCAGGCTCGGTGATGGGTGGTGGAATTACTATGCACTCCGGTTCTGGAGACATAGCAGGACCTATCGCGATCTTAGCAGGTGACAATCAAGCTGATGGCGGCACTGGTGCGCTTGTGCTTATCAAAGCGGGTGCAGCTCCAGGCGTAGGTGCTTGGGGAGGTAATCTTGAACTAGACGCTGGTGTGGGGGCATTTAATGGTGGTGGTGTTTATATCAATGGTGGCTCGGGCTCATTGGGCGTAGGCGGCAATATTCAGCTAAAAGGCGGTGGCACGAGTGCACAAGAAGACAAAAATGCCGGTAATGTCTCTCTCATAGGAGGCACAGCCACTGGTATTGCACTCGCCAGCGCTGGTGGTAAGGTGATACTAGCTGGTGGACAGGGGAACGTCGGCGGCGATGTTGAGATCAGAAGCGGCCATGGTAATAGTGTCAGCGCGGGTAATATCCTCATTGCAGCGGCTAATCTCTCGGATGGCACGGTGGGACCAGGCGGGAAGATCGGCATTATGGGTGGCGAAGGTGGCACTGGCGGGCCTGTTGCAATCGTCGGTGGGCTAGGAACCATCACCGAAGGCGGCCCGGTTTTTCTCGTCGGTGGTGTTTCCCATACAACAGATGGTGGTGATGTCCTCCTCACAGGCGGACAGACGCAAGCTGCGTCTGGCGGAGCTTCAGGTGGCAGCGTGCGGCTCCAAGGTGGCAGCGCTGTGGGGACTGATGTTGCTGGTGTTGGTGGGGATATTATAGTAGCCGGTGGCTCTGGAAAAGCCTCGAGTGGCAATGTCGAGATCCTCGGTGGAGCTGGAGGGTTGCCAGGAGATGTTTTCATTGCGGCTGGTAATAATGGTGATGGTGCAGCATCTGTTGCTGGAAATGTTTCTATCACTGGTGGTGCCTCGACAGCAACATCAACCATGGGTGCTGGTCAGGTGGACATCCGTGGCGGACCAGCCGCAGTTGCGGGTCTCGCAGCTGGTAATCTGGTTCTGGGTCCAGGAGTCAACACCGCAGATGCTACGAAGAACGGCAAGATCTTTCTGCTAGGTCTGCCGACAGCAGCAACAGTTGATCCAGAGGCGATCTGGAATAATGCTGGGGTTCTGAATATCGGCGCGGGTGGATCGTCTGGAGGTGGTGCAGGACTGCCGACAACCGGTGGCGAGCTGACTGGCAACCTGACCATGGGTGTGGCGACACGCCTCATCATGGAGTCCGGGTCGTCCATCATCACGCCTGACATAGCGGAGCCGGGCACGCGTAGTCTGACCCTGACGGCGGGTCAAAACACGGCCAGTTCTGGCAGCGCCGTGTATATTACCGGCGGACAGGGGCAGTTCGGCGGTGGCGGCGTTGAACTCAAGGGCGGTGCCGCGATCCCCGGAGGTGATGGTGCCGGTGGATGGATCTATCTCGAGGGCGGCGCTGGCGACCCCACTTTCAGCAATATTCGCGGCAAGATCCGGTTCGGGTTCCTCCCGACGCAGGGCCAGACGACCGCCGACGCGATCTGGAACAACGCGGGAGTTATCAACATTGGCCTGGGTGGTGTCGCAGCCCAGGAGGCTCTGGAAGCTCGGCTGGCGGCGATCGAGACCCGCTTAACAGCCGCTGGCTTTTGATACAATCTTCAACCTGAGTGAGGGAACATGACGCCTGAAGACCCGATTGCAGTTACGCTCGAACTGCAGAGATGGAACCTGATGATGATGCTGATGGGTGAGGGCTACAAGGCCCTCATGCGAGATTTGCAGTATCAATGTAATTCGGCTGTTATGGCTGCTCAGCAAGCTGAAAAGGCCGCAATGCCAATGCCCGCTGAGGCTAAGCCAGCGGAGACCAAAACGGAGTAACCTGTGATGACAGAGAGCGAAAGAGGGGTAGTTAATTCGCTGATTGATAAAATTTTCAGGACTATGCCTCCCGCGTTTCTGTTGTTATTGCTGCTTAATGTAGTGTTTCTATTGGCTGCTCTTTATGTGCTTAACCATAATGTAGACCAACGAAACGCGATGCTGATGAAGATCGTTGAAAACTGTCTGCTGAAAAAAGGAGACTAAGATGAAAAACAAGCTGGTAGCAGGAGTGGGCCTGACAGCCCTAGCTGTGATGCTCGGTGCTGCGGGAATGCTGACGAATGGCCTTCCGGAGCTGAAAGCCGCCAGGGCATACACCAACCTCGAGCCGGGGCAGCTCAGCACGGGTGCGCCGAACTGTTGTGGGCCTCTCGTGGCCGTCGATACCAACCGACAGGGTGGGGCGAGCCCTCAGTCAGTAGCCGCAACGCCCTTCCAGATCGCAGCCACGCTGCTGGAGGGCCTGAGCACTCCCTTGGTCTCAACAGCCGGAGCGGCCACGGGGACGACCCTGGGAGGTGTCATTACGACCGAGACCCTGGCCACTGCTGCTGGGGCCACTTATACCTTCACCCTGACGCACACGGGTATCACAGCGGCCTATGCGACCGCCAAGCATACGCCGATGGTGGGGATTTACAGCGTGACCAATACTGGTGGGACGATCCCAGACAGATTGACGGCACAGCTAACACTCGTCAGCGCGACCATCCCGGCAGCGGGTGGCTCGGTGGTCTGGGTGTGGAAGAACGATGGCACGACAGCCCTGAACGGCACCATGCGTATCGGCTGGCATCTGTAGGCTTTCGTCATGGATACAGGTCTGGTTGAACTTAGCCCTGGGGACATGTTTGCCGGCCAAACACCCCCACCAGCAGCTCCTGGCAGAATGGTCGAGGCTGAGTTCCCAAAGCCTCTTGAGTGTCTCTTTGTGCCCAAGAGGCACAAAGTGCTCTATGGAGGCCGAGGGGCTGGTCGATCGTGGGGCTGTGCTCGAGCCCTGCTGATCATTGGGGCCAACAAACCAGTTCGGGTGTTGTGTGCTCGTGAGTTCCAGAACTCAATCGCAGACTCGGTGCACAAGCTGCTGAGCGATCAGATCACCTCGCTTGGCCTCGAGCATATCTACGAGATCCAGGCAGCACGGATCATCTCCCGGCCAGGGGCTGTAGCCGGAGGCCAAACCAGCTTTGCCTTCGAGGGTATTCGAAACAACGCTGGAAGGATTAAGAGCTACGAAGGCATTGACTACTGCTGGGTTGAAGAGGCCAATAAGGTCAGCCGAACGAGTTGGGAGGTCTTGATCCCGACAGTTCGGAAAGAGGACTCCGAGATTTGGGTCACTTTCAACCCCGAGCTGGAGACGGACTACACCTATCAGCGCTTTGTCCTCAATCCCGCTCACGACTCGATTGTGTCGAAAATGACCTGGAGGGACAATCCGTGGTTTCCCGAGGTTCTCAAGAAAGAGATGGAGGACCTCAAACAACGGGATTATGACGCCTATCTGAATGTCTGGGAGGGCTTCACCCGACAGGTTCTGGAAGGGGCGGTCTTTGCTAAGGAACTTCAACGGGCGACCGCTGAGAGCCGGATCTGCAAGGTTCCCTGGGACCATGAGACCCCGGTGGACACGTTCTGGGATCTTGGCCGCCGCGACTTGACCGCTGTTTGGTTTGGACAGCGGGTGGGGATGCAGTATCGCATCCTGGAGTATTTTGAGGACTCACAAGAAGACATCCAATACTACCTCCGAATGCTGCAAGCAAGGGAATACACCTATGGAACTCACTGGTTGCCCCATGACGCAAAGCACCAACGGCTCGGACAGAAGCGCTCAATCGAGCAGATGGTCAGAGCAGTATACGGTTCAGTTAGAATTGTTTCCAGAATTAACAAGAAAGTCAACGCAATCAACGCTGCCAGGATTATATTCCCCAACTGTTGGTTTGATGAACGGAATTGCAGTGATGGTTTGGGAAGGCTTCGACATTATAGATATAGAGTGACAGACGGCCAACTAAGCGAGGAGCCACTCCATGATGATAACTCGAATGGAGCGGATGCTTTTATGACCTTGGCTCAATCCCTGACAGAACGCAAGCCCAAAAATCGCCTGGGGAGGACCCTGGAGCGCGTGGCCAATAGGTTCCTGGATGAACATCCGAACCTTGGCTGGCAAGCTGGCTAAAATGGAAAGGCTTTAGCCTATGTCCGTAACTTTGAGCCCCCATTCAAACATGGCCACCACGAGCGGTGAGCTGGTTGATATTATGGAGGAAGGACTCGGGACGACTGGTGATCCGATAGTCGATGAGGCGAAGCGTGAGTTTCGTCGCTGTTCGGAGTGGGAAGCCCATTGCCGGCAGCTCTTTATCGAGGACCTGAAGTTCTCCTATGGAGATGCCGACAACGGCTACCAGTGGCCAAGCGCCGTCAGACGAAGCCGTGACGTAGACTCGAAGCCCTGTCTGACGATGAATATTATTCGTCAGCATAATCTGCAAATCATCAACGATGCCAAGCGGAACAAGGGTGAGGTCACGGTCCTGCCTACTGGTGGGGGCGCTTCGTTTGAGTCGGCCCAGGTGTATCGAGACCTCCTGGCGGATATTCAGTATAGCTCGCAAGCCCAGTTGGCTTATGCTCATGCTCGAGAGTTCCAGGTCTACGGGGGCATCGGATGGTGGCGGATTGTCACTCGCTGCGTGGACAATACCACCTTCGACCAGGAGATCCGAATTGAGCCGGTGGTTGATGCACTGTCGGTTTATATGGACCCAGATATTAAGATGCAAACGGGCTCGGATGCTCGATTTGCGCTGGTGTTTGATGATGTTCCTCGGAGTGAGTTCCGTCGAGCCTATCCTGAGTTTGAGGGTATTGTCGGCCGGAACCCCCTGGGAGTTGTCGGGGGCGATGATGACTGGATCACCAGGAGCCATATCCGGCTCTGTGAGTATTTTCGGAAGGCCACCAAAGGAGACTGGCTGCTGAGTTTCATGGACCCTGCAGATGGGATGCGGAAGACCATTAAAGAGTCAGATTTGCCTGCAAACCTCCGAGCCACGGTCAAGGCAGATCCGATGACTAAGCGCCGGAGGATCTGGGAGGAAGTGATTGAATGGTATCTGATTGCGGGGGATCAGATCATCGACCAGACTATTTGGCCGGGCAAATACATTCCCCTGATCCGGGTCATCGGTGAAGAGCATGTTGTGGATGGTATTCTGGATCGCAAGGGCCATACACGGGCTATGAAAGATGGCCAGCGGATGTATAACTATAATGCCTCCGCGCAGGTCGAGGTAGTGGCTCTCCAGACCAAGACCCCCTGGACAGGCTCGGCTGCCAGTATTGATGAACTCCAGCAGTATTGGAACAACGCTAATTCTAACAACGCGGCTTTTCTGCCGTTCAACCATATAGACGATGATGGCAACCCGATCCCAGCCGAGGCTCTGCCTCGTCGCCTTGACCCTCCGACACCATCGGCGGCCTTCGAGACTGGAATGCAAACGGCCTTCAGTCAGGTGATGATGGTTTCGGGCCAATGGCAGAACACCATGGGCATGGCTGGGAACGAGCGGACTGGAGAGGCCATTCAGGGCCGCCAGGAGCAAGGCGACACCGCGACCTACCACTTTAGGGACAACTATGAAAGCGCCCTGATCTTTACGGGGATGCAGATCGTGGATCTGGTGCCCAAGATCATGGACACTAATCGGATCATGATGATCCAGGCGGAAGACAGCTCGATGTTCGAGCTACAGGTGGATCCGACTGCGGCCCAAGCCCTGCAAGTCAAGATGGACACTCAGGGCAAGGTTGTCAGGAAGATCTTTAATCCTAACGTGGGGCGTTACGAAGTTCGGGCTGCTCCAGGCCAAGCCTTTGGCACTCGCCGACAGGAAACGGTCCAGGCTCTGACGCTGTTGCTGACACAAGCACCCGCCCTGACAGGCATTGTGGGCGACTTGCTGCTACAGGCGATGGACTTCAAAGAAGCTCAGGAAGCAGCCCAACGGCTGAAGCGGATGGTTCCGCCACAGGCGCTTGGCCAAGGCCCCACCCCGAACGAGCAGAAGCTGATGGAGCACAACCTGGCTCTCACCAATGCTCTGAAAGAGGCTCTGCAACATCTGGCTAAAGAGCAGCTGAAGCTGCAAGGCAAGACTCAGAAGCGTGATATTGATGTCTATGATGCTGAAACCAAGCGTTTCGCAGCTTTGGCTGATGCCCTGATGCTGGACCAGGGTGGCCTTAAGCAGGTTATTGATGATCTGGTGAAAGACGCCGCGACGACCCATCTGGGGCCGATCCTCGAGGCCAACAAAGATGAACTGGATGATGATACTGAAGAGAAAGCCACTGAAAGTGCCGTTCCACCACCCATGCCAGGAGCCAAAAAGGCACCTGATGGTGAGTGGTATCTGCAAGATCCGACTCGAGCGGGCAAATACCTGCGCGTAGCCCCACTAGCGCAAGAACGCTCACCGGGAAATATAGTTGGTAATGCTTAGAGGAGGCTTTAGCCTTGGCGGATAATTCATCCGGACTGGAAATGGATCTATTTCCAGAGGCTACACCACAGTTGTCGCTGGATGGCACATCTCCGACGCTGTTGCCAGTCCCGGGAGCCCCGACTGTTGTGCCGTCAGGGCGTCAGCAGATGGCAGCAGTGACGCCACAGGAACGTCCGCATCCGCAGCCACAGCCGACACCAGCGGCCCCGCTGCAAATGACAATGCCGCGAGTGTCTAACGTCACGACTACACCAGGGAATATAAGTCCAGAAGAGAATTTCGTCGTCCGGATTAGAGATCTGGGCGAACGATCTGGTCCGATGGGCTCTCCGAACTCGATATCGCCTAAAGGGGCGATGGGTCGAATGCAGGTTATGCCTGGGACGGCTAGAGACCCAGGAATGGGCATCAGGCCCGCAGCGGACTTTTCAGAGAACGAGCTATATAGGGTTGGATCGGACTACGCCAAAGCGCTGTATAATAAGTATGGCGGCAATATGATGCTGGCTAGTGCGGCATATAACGCTGGCCCAGGAAATGTTGATAAGTGGATAGCGAAGTTTGGTGATCCGAGAACGGGGGCGATTAGCCCAGCGGACTGGGTTAAAGCCATTCCTCCAGCAGAGACAAGAGCCTATATCGCCAGGGTAACGGGGGGAGATCTCGGTGCAGTTGGACAAAGACAAACGACAGAGGCTTTGCCCTTTCCAGCTCAAGACACTTCGAAGGCCAATCTACTAGGTGGCCTGTCACAGGGCATGACTGATCCTAACAAGATGATGGCTTTAGCCATGCTCCAGAAGATGCTGCCCTCGACCCACACTTTGCAGAAAATAGACTATGATCCTTTTGTGACCCCAAAACAGGAGTCAATGTATAGGGCATCTCAGATTGATGCTCCGCAGCTGCATGAGTTGCCCAGTGGCAAGGCCCCAGGGATGGTGTCGATGAGTCCTGGAGCGTCGGTGTCTCCGCAAGCGGGGATGCAGAGTATTGTTGGCTCGGAAACCGGCCACGCTTCTATGCGAGGGAGACCACATTCGGCTAATTCTGCTTCTCAGTATGGACACTAGACATGGCAGATCCAGATGATGATATCCCGCAGTATGACACCTGGCAGAAAGCAGCCCTAGGTGGAAATCTGCTGACGCATATAGGCCGAAATTGGCCCAGTATGAAAGATATCGTCCCGGGCTATGATCCTAATGAGTCCACAGTGCAGAAGCTTGCGGACTATGGCTCTGTGCCAGCGCGGATTGCATTGGCCCCCATTCTGGAGGGTGGTCATGCGTTCAAGAGCTGGATGCAAGGCGATCAGGGTCCTGAAACGAAGAAACAGATGCTGGGGGCATTGCTGGGCACCGGAGTGGCTTCAAGGGCTTTCGGTCGAGAGCCCGGATCGTTTGGGGTCTTCGGGGGTGAGAATGCGGCCACAGCTGATATAACAAAGCTACGAATGGCCAAGCAGATGGAGGCAGGAACCCACGAAGTCAGCATGGATAAAGGCAAGACCTGGAGATCTACTGGCACGCCCGCGACCTCGGAGGAGATCTGGAAGCACACCGGCTGGTTCAAAGACATGGATGGGAAGTGGAAGTTTGAGATCCCAGACACGGATGCAGCTTGGAAAATGGGAGGCAAAGGAACACCGACAAATCTTGCAGGGAATGTCTATTTCCCTATGTTTGGCCCTGCTTTGAAACTTGGAGATGCTCTGCATCATCCAGAACTGTTTAGAGCCTATCCAGAGCTAGCTGATACACCTCTACACTCGACGGGCATTGGGGCAGCACTTACTGGACTTCAAGGTGCTGTCTATGACAGTGGGTCGATCGGCCTCACAGGTGGAAAACCTAAAGCAGTGCTGTCAACGGGGCTGCACGAAGTGCAGCATAAGATCCAAGAGCAAGAGGGCTTTGCTCGTGGCGGGAACATGGGTGAGTTCCTGCCAAAGAACTTTGACGCCGACTTTACAGTCGCACGAGACCAGTGGAGAACCTCACTACAGAAAATTAGAGACGCAGGTATCAATGGCTCGTCGGTGGAAACTGCGCTGAGACTAGAAAAGCAAGGTCTAACTCCACATAAATATGACGCAGGAGAGCTTGAGAAGGCACGAAACCTATTCGGCCCTGATGAAATGAACCATCACGCTTTCCAGGCTGATCTTGTTAGAACGATGGATGAACAGCGACAACAGGCGTTTAAGGACTACCAACATTTGGCTGGGGAGGTTGAGAGCCGGAATGTGCAAGAACGACTCGCCCAGGGAGATTATGCCAGCCATCCCCATCAGACCACCGGATACCCAACAGATCAGCAGATACTGCGTTTCGGGAAAGCCCCGAGTAGTCAGGAGGACTTTTCGTCATGGCACGGATCGAGACATCTTTTTGCTCCGACGCCTGATAATCCGCTCGGTGCATTCAAACCTATTGAGGAGGTGGCGCATACGGGGGAGGGGACTCAGGCATTTGCCTTCGGCCACTATCTGGGAGGTAAGCATGGGACATCTGA